GTGGCAGCCCGCCGATACTGTGGATGCGCGTCACCGCGATCGACTCACTGCGCGACAGCGGCGGCAGGATCCCCGGCAGCCGCCGCGCGAGCATGGTCTTGCCGCCACCTGGGGGGCCGACCAGAAGCGCGGTTTGTCCGGATACCGGGCGCAGGTCTGCCGCTCGGATTGTTCACTCCCTCGCAGGAGCACTGGTCGCCGAGTGGCCGCACCTGGCGACAATCCGATAGCCTTGACACCATCGCATGATTGTCGTATGATTCTCACATTGGCAAGGGGTGAACCCGAAGCCAGACCCTGAGGAGCAGCACCATGGCCCACTACATCGCGACCGACTCCGATCTCAACCTGGTTCACGGCGTTGGCAACTCCCCCGAGGCAGCGATTGCCGATGCGCGCAACGCCAGCGGAGACACGGAAGCTGAGTACGTGACCCTCGAAGTCTCGCATCGCTTCGTGGAGCGCGTTTTGAAGAGCGGCGGTGGCCCGGATCTCTGTTGGACCGCGCTCGACACGGTCGGAACTCCGATTCGCAACCTCCGCTCCAACTACGATCGTTGCACCGCCGTGCTCGACGTCGATCTCGATAACGAGGAGATCGAGGCGTTGCAGGTTTCTGCCGGCGAGGCTGGCGACACGGAGTTGGTCGAGACTTGCCAGCGCGCCATCTACGGCGACGGCCGCATCGGCGACCATCCCGACTACGCCGCGCGTGAGATTGTCCGCGACATCCTGGACACCGCCGCCGCAGAGATGGCGGAAGGCTGAGCGCCCTCACCCGTGCGGAACCTGTAAGCGATCCTTACAGGTTCGCCCCGGAGGACGGGGGCCGCGGCAATTAAGCCCGGTGGCGTCGAGGGAGCAAACCATGATCGAGATTCCTTGCCTTGTCCGAGACATCGACGGATTGTGCCGCCGTGCAACGCTGGTCGCCGATCGAATTGGATCGAGCCTGATCGACGCGTGGACCGGCGAAGCGTTGGTGGAGCACGGGAAAGCCAGAGCGGGGGGATGGGGCTCGGCCGATGGCGAATGCGTCGAGCTTGCTCCGGAAGGCGCGCGGTCGTTCTATCTGGTGCCGGTCGCCGAGTACGTGAAGGCGGTGGCGTGATGGCGAAGCAACCGAAGTCTTTCACCCTCTCGCCGCCTATGATCGCCTGGCTCGACTCGCGCGTCGACGACTCGATCCGGTGGAGCAGCCGCAGCGCCGTGCTGGAAGGAATCATCGAGCGCTACCGCGACATCACGAAACGCGACCTCCAATCGCTGCAGCTCACCGAAGCCGAGCGTAACCTGATCTGCGACGCCCTGAACGGCGTGTGGCTCCACGATTCCGGCTCGATCGCTTTCGTCCCCGCCGAGATCGACGACGCCGTGAGGCTCAACGGACTTGGCGAGAAGTGGATGGTGGACGGCCGCAAGCTGGCGGAACGGCTCGGCAAGGCCACGCACGGGCAACTCGTCGCCGTGGTCGAGATGGTCGAGGAGTTTTGGCGAAGAACTCAGGCCGAGGAGGCTGGTTCGTGAGCGTCGATGTCGAGGCACTGCAGGTACTCCAGATCGTGACGAAGCGCTACCGGCAGGGACGCGAGCCGTTCCGTCGGCTGTGCCTCAACCTCGCCGAGGCGCTCGAGATCGAGTCTCGCGAGAGCCCTCGCGCCGCGCAGGACGAGGGCACTGTGCGACTCATCCAAGCGCTTCGAGGCGAGTAGGACTACGCCGCCGCCAACCAGCGATCGAGCGCCTGTTCTCCAGCCAGGAGCAGGCGCGCCCGATCCCTTTGCCGTCGAGCGATGGACCAGTCGTCGAACTCCAGCTCGCCGCAGTCGATCGTCACGATGCGGCCGGCGTCCCAGTACCGACTCGGGATGTGACCACGATTCGCCGCCCGCCTTGCGACGCGCACCAGCCGCTTGGCGCGTGCGAGCAATCCAGAGCCACGTACCGGATTCGACCCGCGACTCGACTCCAACCGGAACGCGAGCAGCTCCTCCGGTGGACAGGTGATGCCGGTCAGTGGCAGATTCGCAGCGAGCCCGCCGTCGCTGAATTGCCGGCCGTCGTCCATCTCCAGCGGCAGGAAGTGCACCGGCACGGCCATCGAGGCGAGAACCGCATCGATCAGGGTGATGCTCGAATCGGCGCCAAGCACAAGATCTTCCTCTCGCGTCTCGTCGGTGACGCTCACCCGAAGCTCTCGACCGAACACCTGCGGCACCGCGGAGAGCGGCATGTCCGGATCGCACAGCTTGCCGAAGTGCTTCCGAAGCCATGCCGCGGGGCGATCGAGAGTGCGCCCGCCACCCTGTCGGATCAGTCGCCACCACGAATTGCCGCCGTCGAGCACCTCTTCGAAGTCGGTGTCGAGCAGCAGCCGCTCCAGCGGATCGACCTCGGGGCAGACTGCGAGCGACGCGGCGACGATCGCCCCCACGCTACCGCCCGCGAAGGTGTGGCAGCGCTCCAGCACGCCCGCGTCCTCGAGCATCTCGATCGGGCGCAGGTAGCTGAGCCCGAGCATGCCGCCGCCTTCGAAGGCGAGCACCCGTACCGAGTCGAGCTTGCCGATCACGAGGTGCCCCGATCGCCAGCTTCGAGCGCCACCGCCTCGGGCCCGCTGACGAGCCGCGGCATCACCCCAGCCAGCCGCGCAAGCCCCACGGCGATCTCGTTGCGCGTCGACTCGATCGCGGCGGCAGGTCGGTTCGAGGCCTTGATCACCTCGACCATCAGCCGCGGCATCACCTGGTAGAAGCACCCGCGAATCGGGCGCTCCTCCCCGGTGGCCGTGTTGGTCTCGAGCAGGATGGTGCCCGACTCGGGACCGACCCAGGCCGGGCAGCCTTGGCCGGTCCCTCGCTGCGGGCAGTGCTCGCAGTGGCTCACGGAGAGACGATCTCCTGGACGATGAGGTCGCCACCGATCACCTGTCCGGACACGGTGAGGTGGCCGAACGGCGTCCCCCCGATGGTCAGTGCGGCACAGGAGCAGGCGGTTTCCACGAGGCAAACGATCCGGGTGGCCGGAGGCGCGTCGATCGGGTCGCGCAGGTCGATCTCGACGCGCTGCAGGCCGGTCAGCACCGTACCGCCGGGAAGCTCACAGCGGCTCTTCTCGGGCCCGGTGACGATCGCGACGGACTCGACGAGCCCTTGACCTTGCCACGAGATCGGATGAGCGAGAAGGGGCGCCACAGCGATCAGGGTGAGGACCGCGATCAGGATGAGACGGGGGAGGAGGTTGATTCCTGCGGGAAAGATGTCGCCGATCGAGCGGCCGTTGATGATCTTGCGGAATTGCTTCTTCATGGGGTGTTCCTTTGTACTCGCCTCACGCGTTGCGCGTGGCGATGATCACGTCGATGTAGGCCGGGCGCCATGCACCCGACGAGCTGATTGTGTGGTTGTGGGTTCCGCCGGCTCCCGAGCTCGAGGTCGAGTACAGCGAGCCGGAGAGGGTGTTGTTGGGCACGTTGAAGGACGCCCCGGTGCCGGCTTGCACCGTCACGAAGTCGGTTCCGATCGAATGCGTGTGTGCCGGCAGGTTGGATGCCTGGAAGTCGGTGGTGAGGCCCGAGACGGTCCACGAGCCTCCGGTGCCACCGCCCGAGCCCGACACGACGCGGATCACCTTGTCGTTCTGGCTCGTGTCCTGCGTCCAGCCGGTGGGCGCACTCGCCTGGTAGAAGAGCATTTTCGTACCGGCCGGGATGTCCTTGTAGTAGGTCCCCTGTTGGCTGTCGAGCAGGTCCGCGTCGAGTGTCGAGCCAGGCCCCTGGGAGATTCGAGCCATCGGCACCGTCCCGGACGCGAGGTTGCTCGCGTTCAGGTTGGTGACCAGTGCTCCGCTCACGGCCGGGATCTGAGCCGAGCCGTTGAGCTGGACGACGTTGTTGGCACTCGTGCCGGCGTTGAGCACGGCCGCGCTGCCGAGGCCGAGGTTGGTCCGCGCGGTCGACGCGGAGGCAAGCTCGCTCAGGTTGTTGCCGGCGAGCAGCACCGCGGCTGCGGCCAGCGAGGCAAACACGTTGCGAGTGCCGGCGCCCCAGTTGACCGGAGCGTTGCTGTTGCTGCTCGCGAGGATGGTGTCCCGACTCAGGGTGTCAGGTGAACCCGTAGTGACTGTGCCGATGCCGACTTCCCAGTCCGTCCCGTCCTCAACTACGTAGTATGTACTGTTCGCATTCCCCACCGCAGCGGCGAAGGTCCTGAATCCCGTCGCTGTGCCCGCGAGGTTGTAGGTCCCCGTGCCGGTCGTGGTGGTCGTTTCCTTGACGCGATCGCGCAGTACCAGGGCCATCAGAGGGCCTCCTCAATCTCGAAGGGTTTCTCGAAAACCTCGAAGGCCTCGTTGATGATGGGCGGCAAGTCCTTCATCAGCCCGTAGACCATCCAGCGGTGCAGATGGGTGGGATGCTCGGGATCGAGGATCGCGAGAACATCCTCGGACACGCCTCGAGCACGATCGAGCTCCCATGCGTTGTTGAACATCTCGTCCTCGTCGAGGAAGTTGAGACGGCCCGAGAGGACCCGGCGCCGTGGCTGGATCCGCGGGAAGACCGGCCCGCCCTCGGCGTACTGCCGGCGCTGGTTTTCCTGGTGGCCGGTGCTCCAGCCGTACTTGACGTGATGGGTCGGCTGCCAGGCGTTCGAGATGTAGAGCCGACCTGCGCGGTAGAAGTCGAGGTTCGCGTCCCGGACGTCGATCCGAAGGAACGGTTCCGTCTGGCCGTTTGGCGCCCAGAACAGCGAGTGAGTCCACTCCCAGTCTGAGAGGTTGGTCACGGGCCAGTGGGAGAACCAGCCGGTGTCGAGGGTCGGCGAGCTGGTGACGGTCCCCTTTGACGTACCTCCACGGATTCGCCACTCCGTCGAGGCGGTCGCGTTCGTGTAGAGCAGCGAGATCAGGTTCCAGTTGGCGAGTCCCAGGCCGTTGACCTCGGTGATCTCGATGTCGATGTACTGGCCTCCGGATCCGAGCGAGGAGGTCTGCCACCAATCCGTCGGCTGGAAGCGCTGCAAGTTGCTCACCGGCATCGAGCCGACGGCGTCGGACGCGGTGAGGTTCGCGGAGTCGCTGAGCCGCGGGGTGGCGAGGATGAGCTTCTTGGTGTTCGCCATCTACTTGACTCCCCAAAGCGTGATCGAGATCTGATCGGTGGCCGCGTCCTCTGTGAGCCCGACCACGAGCCACACCGGGGCATCCGGATCCGACAGGTCGAAGCGATCGGCGATGACCTCAACGGGCGTTCCGATCCAGTACTGGAACAGTCCCTCAGTGAGGTGGACCTCCCAGACTTCCTGCCGCTGCACGTCCATCGCGAACTGGCGGTCGGCCTCGATCTGCGCCGCCTTCTCGTCGTCGAACTGCGTTTCGCGCTCGACTGGCTCCGAGTCAGGCGAATCGGACGGCACCAGGTGCGTCTGGACGAGGCGTACCGCCTTACCGAGGTCCGCCTTCTGGGCATCGGTGAGGGACGTGTTGAGATTGTCGGGCCGCTGCGTGACCGCGTAGGGCCGGTAGGACATCGTGACCCTGGTCACCGGCGCGACGCTGGTGCTCCGCCGCAGTGAACCCTCGCGGATCTCCCGACGGGTGAGTCGGACATCGGCGACGGATGGCAGAGAGCGGATGCCTAGCTCGAGCACGCCCTCGCGGGAGAACGCCCACCATCCACCGACTCCGGCCATCAACTCGGTGAGCAGGTCGCTCAGCTTGGCAGCCTCGAGGCCGGAGTAGGCTCCGGCGACCGACGCGTTGGCCGTGTTGAGAGCCGAGAAGCTCCCGAGATCGTAGTCGTCGCCGGTCAGAGCGCCCTCGGTCGTCACGATCCGCTCGATGATGTCGGCGGTCGTCTCGACGTAACCGCCGACATTGTCCCCTTCGACGTCCGCCGTGATCGTCTTGCCGCTTGAAGAGCCAAGGCGGAACAGCCCGCGCGAGAGGTCGGTGCTGTAGTGCCCTGCCGCCGGAGTCGTGCCGTAGATGTCGGCTGAGTCTCCGTCGTACGTCCAGACGCCGGAGAGACCCTGCTCGAAGGGCTCGATCGATTCCGTCGGACCGTCGTTGACCTGGTAGACCAGTCGCTGAGCGTCCACGAGGTGGGCCGGGAGCTGGCGACGCATCCCCCACACCCGTGGCCGACTGCGGCCGGCAAGCTCCGGCCCGCCCTCGAGCGATCCGACCCACGTCGTGCCGCTGATCGTGCCGTTGATTCCACTGGGTCCTTCATCGAACAGAGTGGAGCCCGTGCCGGTGTCCGCCGGGTAGTAGGCCAAGAGACCGGCCTCGGTGCCTTCGAGGCGGCGATCTCGACGGGCGGCGATCTGGTCGGCGGTGAGGGCCGAGCTCCAGAACCGGTACTCCCAGAAGTCGGCGTTCACAGGCCCAGTGCCGCCGCCGAAGGTGAGGGTCGCTGCGGACGTGGGGCCGGAGAATGAAGTAAGAGTGAACGATTCGGTGGTTGTCTCGCCAGTCGCGTCGTCGTAGATGTGGACGCTGAGCGCCGTATCGTTGAACGAGTAGGCCACGTGGTAGAGCTTCCCGGCCGACAGTGTCGTGGTCGTTTCTCCCGCCGTGAAGGAGCCGCCGTTCCGATGCATTTGCAGCGCGCCAGTTGGGGTCACCAGGAAACGATATGGGTACGGCGCCGACCCCACCCACCCGCAGATGAATCGGTTGGCCGGCGGAAGGGCAGCAAGTCGAATCCAGAACTCGAAGGTAAGCGAGTTCAGACTGTTGAGGCTCGCTGGCGAACCCAGCGAGATCGAGTCAGTCGAGTCGAACCGCACGGCCGCCGTGAAGCCACGGTAGGTCCTGGTCGTGACCTTGCGATCGAACGCCTTGGCGAGGTCTCGAATCGAGATCGATATCGCGTCGAAGTCGTGGGAGATCGAAGCCGCTCGACCACGGAAGATGCGCCCGAACGTCGAGAACTCGGGGCCCATGTACCTCTTGCGGCCGAGGTAGATCTCGATCGGGGCGCCCTCCCACGAGTAGCCGAGGATCGAGTCGAAGCGGCCCGATCCGGACGCATCCTTGGGATTCGCGATCGTGATGTCGCCGAAGGCAGGGATCGCCACTGATCCGGTGAACCTGCCGCCAGAGACGAGGGAGACGCGCACGTTGTACGGCGAGACGAGGCCGACCGGGAAGTGGACCACGCCGTCCACGTCGCCCGGCATCGACGCGTAGCCGGCCGACGAGATCCGCACCGTCACCTCGTTGCCGGTGGCCGGATCCTTGGGCCGAGCGATGAGGAGGTACTGCCGATCGACCTGCGAGAGAGCGAGCAGCTCCCGCAGGGGATTCGGGACGCTCTCGTCGTACTCGGCCGGGAGGGTCGAGAGCGGATAGGTCGCTCCGGGAGTGACGCCAGGGATCATGCCGCGTCCGCGCTCCGCTTGGTGGCCTTGGTCCGGGCCTGATCCTCAATCGCGGTATTGGTGCGACGCTGGACCTGCGAGAGCGCGAACAACTCACGCTTCATCTCGACCGTCTCCTCGCGTGTGCGGCGCATCTCGACCACCATCTCGGTCAGCAGACGAGCCTGCTCGCGATTGATCCGGCGCTGCTCCTCGATCTGCTTCTTCGACTCCTCGAGCTGCGAGCGCAGCAGGCGCACCGTCTCAGAGTCCGATGCCTGGGCCACCTGCGGCAGGAGCGGCTGCTGGGGGATCCGCGGCACCAGTCCGCCGATGTCGACGCCACCCGGCCGATCGAAGACCGGTCCGCGATCGCCAGGGATCACGCCGCCAGCGCCGGCGATCCCGCCGAGCCCCAGGATCTGGTCGATGATCGACTGGATCGACGAGTAGAGCGCCTGGTACGCGGCACCGGTGCCGTAGTAGCTCTGCGCCTCCTGGAGCAATGCCTGAATCGCCGCCGGCAGCTGCTGGATCGCGTTGACGTCGCCACTCAACGCGGCGTCGGCCAGGCGCTGGAAGTCGGCCTGCGCGGCGAGCAGGCGTTCCTCGGGCGTGGCTCCAGAGAGAGCCGAGCCGATCAGCTGGCTCTGGTAGTCCCGCAGGGGTCCGAGGATCTCGTCCCACAGGTCGGCGACGGCCTGCTGCTGGGCAGCCAGGATGCGCTCGAGGTCCCCGCCGTACTCGCCGGCGAGATCGATCAGCTCGGCGAAGTGATCGCGGATAGCCTGCAGGCGATCGCTCGCCGTCTCGGCGCGATCCTCGTACGGGGCGAGGGTCCGGTCCCAGAAGTCTGCCATCGCGGTCTGGTAGGCCGCGTCGACGCGCGAGACGGACTGTCCCAGCCGGATGGCGGTTGCGCGCAGCTCGTCGAACTCCTCGCGCAGGTCCATCAGCTCGCGGCGAGCGTCGGAGAGTCCAAGCTGCTCCCACCGCGCGAGAGCCTCGAAGAAGCGTTCCAGCTCGGCTGCTCGGTCGTCGAGGCCGGGGCCCGGATCGTACGAGACTGGAGGAGTTGCGGGAACCGTGAAGTCGGGCCAGTTGGCGGGGTCGTTGATGATCCCGAGCGCGCCTTCGACGAGATCGATCTGTTCCTGCGTGAGGATCCCAAGCGACTTGAGGAGCTGGAACTGCATGTTGAGGTTGGCAAGCTCCAGATGGAAGCGGACTTGCTCGAGCGCAATTCGAAGCTGATCGCCTTCCTTCGTGTTGCCGTAGTACCGTTCGATGAATGCGAGCAGCTGGTCTCCGAACTGGAGGAATAGCTGGTTCCCGACAAACTGTCGGGTCGCATCGTCCATCTCCTTGATCTTCTTGACGAGGGCCCCCAACTCAATGTCGAGAACCTTGGACCCGTTGGTCAGAGCGTCGACCGCTGAACCCACGCGCTGGATGGCTTCGTATTGGGCGAGAAGACCATCGAGGTCAATGCCGAATCCCTGGCCAGTCGGGCCGTCATCGGCGCCTGGATCGTTTGCCGCTGGCAGGTCGTCGGGAAGGTTGTTGTACAGGGCCCGGAGCCGCTCGATCTGATCGGCTTGGAGGAAGCCCATCTCCTCCAGCATGTTGATCTGGATGAGCATCTGAGCCCGCTCCAGGTCCCAACGCAGTTCCGCAAGTTCGGCGAGCGTCTGCTCATCTCCAATGGCTTGAGCCATTCGCTCAGCGAGGGAGAGATAGGCGTCCTGGGCCTGCTCGCTTAGCTGCTGATTCAGAGCAGCGAGAGCCGCCGCGCTGAGGTCGCCGTTGACCCCCAGACGAGCAGCCTCGGCCGCAACCTCGGCGATCTGGTCCTGGGTTGCCTTGAGCTGGGAGACGAGGTCGGGGAGCGCCGAGTCGGCGATGGCTCGCAGCTGGTCCTCGTAGGCCGACCGTTCGGCGGCACGGTTGCCGCGGTTCTGCCGGCGGCGTGCCTCGCGTTCGGCCGCGTTGATCTCCTCGTCGGTCAGGCCGCCGTTGTTGAACTCGCCCAGCTGCCGCATGAGGTCGGCAAGGAGCTTGCGCTGCTCTTCGATTCTGGCAACGGCATCCGGCTGCAAACCGCCGCTGTTGGCGATCGTGCCGAGCGCGTCGAACATGTCGCCGATGATGGCGATCTGCTCGCCGACGCTGGAGAATCCTGGTCCTCCAGCGCTCATCATCATCATCATTTGCTGCATGTAGACGTCGATCTGGTTGAAGGCGCCAGCGAGTCCTCCACCAGCCGAGCCGCCACCACCACCGATGCCGCTCGACAGACGCTCGATGGTCTTCATGACCTGCTCGATGTGCGCCTGGAGTTCCTCGCGTTGACGCTCATAGGCAGCCCGGATCGCGTCGTTGTCTCGCCGGATCTGGTCGAACTCATCGCCCACAGGGTCGTAGCCGGGCAGGTACTGGGCGATGCGGGCCCGGAGCGAATCGCTCAAGCTGGAGAGCTGGCTCTGGTAGAGGTCGCCGACCTTCTGCAAGCTGAGGCCGTACTCGCCGGCCTTGCGGATGTTCTCGTCATACTCGCGACGCAACTCCGCGAGCTGGCGCTCCATGTCCGACATCCCCAGCTCGTCGAGACGGCGGGCAAGCTCGAGCCCCTCCTGGAGCCAGGCGACCCCGCCCTGACCCATCGCGATGATCTCGTCGGTGATCCCGGCGATGACTGCCTTCGCCGACTCGCCCAGGTGTGCGAGGGGCCCCGCGTAGAACCGATCGGCCTGCCCGAGGGCCTCGCGGAGACCGGAAAGGGTCGCCGCGGCGATCGCGTCGCCGTACTCGTCGAAGTAGGCGTAGCCCGCCGACCCGTCGTCGAATCCCACGCGGGACCGGTATCGATCGCCGTCCTTGCGTACTTCGACCTGACCGGCGAGGACGGGGAGGTACTGACCAAGGGTGTCCGACAGGGCGCCAAACACGTCCTCGATGTCCCTGATCGCGGACTCGATGCGGGTGTAGTCGTGCTGGCGATCGTTGTACCAGGCGTAGGCCGCTGCGGCGAAGATGCCCACGACCGCAAGAGTCCCAGCGCTGGCTGCGGTCATGCTGGTGCCGCCCCCGCCGCCGATAGACCCGGCCACCTGACCCGCGTTGATCCCGCCGCCACCACCGCCGCCGGTGGCGTAGGAGGCCGCAGCCATCTTGATCTGGTTTGCGACCCACAGCGCGAGCTGGTCGGCCAAGAACTCGACGAACTGGGCGAGCATGTTTTCGAGCATTCGCCCGAACTCGAACTCTTGGGTGTAGGCCATCTCGGCGAACGCGTCGCCGAAGGCTCTGCCGATGCCATCGGCAACACCATCGAGCTTCGCCTGCCACGCGTCGATCGCTGCCTGCTGTTCGCGAGAGTTGAAGATGCTGGTTACGGCATCCCGAATCTCGTTGATCCGGGCGATCTCGGCGTCGTTTGCGCCGGTGAGACCAGCTGCGGCCGCACGCCGCATGGTCTCGTACTCGATCAGGTAGTCGCGAAGGGCTGCCGCACCCTCATTGCGCTTCTGGACGAGCATCTCTTCGTGCTCGGCTTCGAGTTGTGCGGCATTGACGGCCGCAAGCTGTGCGGCGATCTTCTTGCCCGTCAGGGTGACTTGCCGGGCTTGCTCATCGGAGAGGCTTTTCAGAGCCCGATCGACCAGCTTTGCAGCATCCGCACGAGCCTTTTCTAGCGCCTCCTCTTCCTTCATCTTCTGCTGGAGGTCGAAGAGCTTCGCGGCGAGCTGCTCGACGGCAGACGAGGCATCCTTGGTGGGCTTGATCCCGGCCTGCAGCGCGGCGTTGCGGACCGCGATTTCGCGTGCCGCGGCCGCTTCAGCGGCGGCGCCTCTGCCCTGAGCTGCAGCGAGAAGCTCGGTCTGAAGGATTTGCTCTTTCAGGGAGGAGACCGCGCTCCTGATCTGCTCGGCCTGCTGTTGAGCGCGTCGCTGAGCCTCCTCTTGAGCGAGCTGACGCTTGCGCTCCTCTGCGGCCAGTTTCGCCGCTGCGGCAGCTTCGGCGTTTGATCGTTGGGCCCTCTCAGACTCCTCATTTGCGTCACGAGCAGCCTGCGAGAACAACCCCCACTCCACGGTCGCCCGATTGAGATCGAGGATGACGTTCTTCAGGGCGCCGTTCTCGAGGAAAATGACCGTGTTTGCCTCGCCTCTGCTTCGGGCCTTTTCGATGGCTTCGACGATTCTTGCCCTCGCGGTCTCAAGATCCTGAACCCGCTGCCTCGCCTCTTCCGCCAACGCACGAGCTTCTGCCGCCTTCGCGTCGATGCCTTGAACGTCGCCGGCTGCTGCGGCTTGGGATACCGCATTGCGCAGATCAGAAACGGCGCTGGTCTGGTCAACCATCGCGGCGATCTGGCGATCGGACGACTCCACGTAGCCATCCATCGTGCTGCGCAGGAGCAAGATGGCAGCTGCCGCGGCGGTGACCCCGACGATCACGGGATTGAAGGACATCGCCGCAAGCTGAACGTTGACCGCGGCCAACCAGGCGGGCAGTTTCGTCAGCGCGATCGCCGCGGCGGCGCCCGCAAGCACGTCGAGGTTTGCGGCGAGACTTCCGATTGACGGCCCCAGGCTACCCACGACCTCAAGTAGCGCGCTACCAATGTTTCCAAGAGACTCGGCGAGCCCGCGGTTCTCCGAGAACCACTCCCGAGTCCCCTGGATCACTTCAACGAACGCTGGGAGCATCTGATCGCCGATCGCTCTCACGAACGAATTGGCTTCGTTGCGAAGAAGGGCCACTTGGTTCTTCGCGTCGCCCATCTGAGCGGCGAACTCGCGATCGAGGGCCGTCGCGTTCGCTGTCTGTTCCGCCGCCAGCCCGAGGGCGCGATTCAGGGTGTCGAGCTCCTTGCCCATCACTGGCAGGACCTTCAGTACCTCCTCACCGCTCAGACCGACCTGGTCGAGCGCCGCCGCAACGTTGCCGCCTTCGCGGATGGTCTCCCGGACGCCTGAGAGGAAGAGCTTGAAGGCTTCGATGGGGCCCTTCTCCCAGGCAGACCTTACCTCGTCGGCGCTTGCCCTGCTCACAGAGGCGAGCGCGGACAGCTCATCGCCGCCGTTCTTGACCGCGCTCTCGATCGTCCGAAACGCGCGTCCCACGGCCGAGCCGGAAAGCTCAGCTTGAACGCCGAACGCGGCCAAAGTGGTGGCAATCGCAGCAGCCCGTGCGCTCCCGATCTCATAGACGGCCGTCGCTCTGGCGACCTCACCGGTATGGCGGGCGATTTGGCTCTCGCCGGCAGCGAAGTTGTTTCCGAGTTCGACGATGACCGAGGCCAGCGTCTTCACGGTTGAAGCGGATTCCCCCGTGACGTTGAGGATCCGCGCGAGTGCCGTTGCGCCTTCCTCGCCGACGAGATCGCTCGCGGTGCCCAGCATGGCGATCGTCTCGGTGAACGCGAGGATGTTCTCGGCACCGGTGACGCCGAGTTGGCCGGCGCTCTGTGCGATCGCGAGCAAATCGGTCGCGGTGTTGGGCAGCTTGGTACGCGAAAGCCGGTCGATCTGCTCCCCAAGGGCGGCAAGCTCTCGGCCCTGCAAGTTCGCCGTCTTGCCCACGCCAGTGAGAGCTGACTCGAACCGCGTGCTTTGAGCTAGAGCGGCTCCAACCGTTGCCGAATACAGGGCAATGGCAGCAACGGCGGTGTTTCGCAAGGCCGTCGCGAGAGCCTTGGCGCCGCGCTCCTGACGCTCGTATGCCCGCGTCTGCCTCTCGGCCGCGTCGGTGGCCTTCTCGCCGGCGCGCGTGGCGCGGCCCGCGGCGTCCTCGAACTCCCGCGCCCCCTTGGTGGCGGGGCTCGCGTCGATCCCGAGGCCGAGGAGTGCAAGGAACCCCCCAGCGGCCACGTCAGAACCTCACGCTGACGCCGACAAACGCCTCCCAGCGTCCCCCGGCATAGGGTTTCGCGCCGCCGATGCCGACGCTGGCCGTCACGTATCGACCGGCCGCCTCGCCCTCCCACACGTCGGCGAACAAGCCAGCCCCGTACGTCTCCCTGCCCACGACCGCGGACAAGCGCAGCGACTCGAACCGACCGACCGGCCGCCGGAGGATCTCGATCTCGATGCCCTTGTCGCGTCGAGGGTCACCGGTCACCGTGATCCACCAGGCAGACCGGACCCGGTCAGGCCATCGTCGCGCGACCTCTTCCCCGAGCTTCTGCGCGATGACCGCCGGATCGTCGATCACTCGCGCGAGCGCGACTGCGGTCTCCTGGAGCTCGGCGCGGACCTGGTCGACGCCCTCTTGCGCTCCACCTCCGCCTCGGCCTTGGCTCGAGACAGCTGCGCCGCTTCTCTCAGCAACACGGGAACCCATTCCAGGATCTCCAGTCGTGTCGCGTGATCGATGCGTTGCTCGTGGTTGCGCAGCCAGCCCTCGAGCGCTTCGTATGAGGCGCCTCCGCCCATCCCGCCGCTGAACCCCGACACGTAGACGAACGCCGACCAATGAGCCTGATTCGAGGTCCAGAGCTCGGGCCGATCGTCCAGCGGTGTCGGGGTGTCGGGGTTCTCATCCGTGATCGAGTCAAAGAAGGCGATCGCCTCTTCGTCGTGCTCTACGCCCCAGCGGAGGACGTCGAGGAGTTTCCCAGCGCGGCCTCCTTCTCCTCTGTCACGCCGTCGTTCAGCTCGTCGGCCAGATCGTGGACGCGATCGAACCAGCGCGGGCTCTTGCGCAGGGCAAGCTCGCGCTCGGCCTGGTTCGGCTCAGCCATGCCCTCGGGCAAGCCGCGGATGCCTCGCCAGATCGTCGCCGCGTAGACCTTCGGCATCGCCTCGCGCAGGACTTTGCGGGGCACGGGCTTGCGCTTGCGGTCGTAGGGCGTAGTGATCGAGTCCATCATCCGCTCGAAGTCCGGGTTGCCGATACGAGCGATCAGCACCTCCACGTTCTCGCCGAGGCTCGGCTCCTGCAGCCAAACGCCGGTGTCGGCGTTGGCGTTCTCAGCGCCGTAGTTGCCCGTGATGAGGTCGAAGGTGCTTTGCGTGGTGTTGGTGCTCACGATTTCCTTTCCTGTAGCCGTTCCGATCCGTTCCAGCCCTGCGACCATCGCCGGGCCGGGTATCGCGACGGGCCGGGCTCAGCTCGGAGGCGAGAGAGCCCGGCCCGAGAGATCACGCAGCGTGCTTGGAGACGTAGAGGATCTGGCCGGCGCTGTCCTCCTCCGCCTCCCAGTTGAGGTCGACCATGCACGGGCCGCGCGCCGCGCTCTTGCCCTGATCGCCGACCTCGTTGAAGGTCAGGACGGGGATGTGGAAGAAGTAGGCGCCGCCGGTTGCGGGCTGGACCGACCAGGTGAGAGCGACCTCGGTGTCGTCGTACGCGTCGTCGAGGAAGGCCGCGCCGTCGAGGACGTAGGCGCTGAACCGGCCGGTGAGGTCGATGTCGCCGAGGCTGATGTCATCCGGGCTCGGGGTCTGTGCGACCGGGACGTACTCCATGTTGTTCGCCCAGTTCAGCTCGACACCACGGACGTTGCCGCTGATCGCGCCGTCGTAGCGGAACAGCTTCATGTTGTTCGAGACGTCGAGGTCCTCGCCGAGGTCCTCGGTGGTGTAGCCCGAGGCCGCCGGGGTGGCCGTGCGGGGACCGGGCATCAGCCCCATGAACTCGGCCGTTGCCGTGATGAACTCGCGGAAGTTGAACCGGAGGCCGAGGGTGTTGAGGCGGTTGCCGGTGATGATCTGGTAGGGCTTGGTCGAGGCGTCGGTGTGACGGCGCTGGAAGGTGGCCGAGCGCTTGGTCGCGCCCTTGGAGATCACCGACCCGGTGACGGTGACGGTCGCTCCGGCGGCCTCGTCAGTGATCGTGAGCCAGGCCACCACCACCTTGTCCGCGGTGGCAGACACGACCAGGGCGAACCCGTTGTTCCCACCGGTCGCGGCCCCGCCGATCTTGATCACCTGGCCGACGGTGACGGATCCGAAAAGGCCGGTGCCGTTGATCGAGTTGTCCGAGGCAACGAAGCTGATCGCGGTCGACGAGATCGCGAGCGGGGTCGACCAGGTGGAGCAGAGGGCGAGCCCCAGCATGTCCTCGAACTGGGTGCCGAAGAGCATGTTGAAGTTGATCGGCCCGCCGCCGTCGACGGCCAGGCGCTTGCGCTTGCCCTTGAGGCGATTGCTCTTGGCCGTGCCGCTGCGCTGCTTGGTCGGGTTGCCCTTGATGTTCTCGTCGGAGAGGTTCAGCACCTTGTAGTTGCCGCCGGGAGCGGTGCCGAAGGTGCTCTCGATGGCGTAGGCCATCTGGAGTGCGGAGTAGTCGAGTGCGCCGAGTGGCATGTCAGCCCCCTTTCGCCGCGTCGGAGGCGGCCGAGTCGTTGTGTCGTTCGTCGATGCCGTCGCGCAGGAAGAGCGCGATCACGGCCACCACGAGAAGCTCGAGCGCGGTGCGCTGCTCCTCGCCGATGTCGATCCAGCCCATGGCGATCGCAAACCCGGTAGCCGCGGTGACGACCGCCGCGGCCTTGGTCTTGCTGATCCGCCCGCTGCGCAGAGACGAGAGTTTTCGAATGAGCATCAGGGACCTCCAAACAGCTTGAGCAGGTAGCCGTTGGGCAACCCGCGGAGTAGGGCCTCGGCTGCGAAGAGCGCTCCGAAGAGGGCCCAGGCGATCGACCGGTGGCGCTGCTCGACGCGGTCGATCCGCTTGTTGACCTGCTGGAAGCTCTCGTGGTGCGAGCGGTGCTTGTCGTGCGATGCCGCGACGTCGCGCTTGATCCCGTCGACTTCGAGGCGGTCCGCGGCACGGGCCCGAACGATGGGCTCGAGATCGTCATCGAGCTTTGCCTCGAGCTTCGAGAGCTGCGCCTCGATCGCTCGCAAGCCGATGCGGATCTCGGCGAGGGTGACTTGATCGTTCTCGGCCATGGTCAGTCCTCCACCGCTGCGCGCGTGGTCACGTTGGCGCGATACCAGCCGCCCTGCTCGCCGAGGTAGACAGGGCGCTGGGTCTCGTAAACCTTGAGTCCGGTGACGTTGGCCGTGCTCCAAGCGATCTCGACCGCATCGCCCACGGAGTCGACGAGTGCCGTACCGGTGCCGATCGGCACGTAGACCTCGACCTCGAGCAGGACGGGCGTCAGGTAGTGCGCCGTGTCGCGGCCGAGAGTCATTTGCTGGCGCTCTGCCGAAAGCGGCGACAGGATCACGAACCCGGACGCCGGCGGCGTGGAGGAGCCGTTCTCGGCGATCACGGGAAGTGCGGTGAACGTGCTCACGAAGTGGCCACGGATCGCGGCGACAGTCGAAGCCCAGCTCATGGCAAGGCCTCCTGGAGGATCCGCGTCAGCTCCTCGAAGGTGACCCGGACCATGCCTCGGGGTGCCTGCCGCGAGAATCCGCCGACGGACTTGCCGGCGCCGCCCTTGGGAGGGTTCGGATACCCGCCGAACTCCAGCACGAGGATGTAGGGCAGAGCGCTCGAGATCCACACCGTCTGGCCTGGCTGGAGGCCCGCGAGCGCTTGTCCGGCCGCCGCGGTGCCATGCGCGACGGCGCCGTTGTGGCTTTTGAGCTCGGCGTAGCTACCCTCGGCCGGCACGCTGCGGTTGTGCGGCGATCTGCCGCCAACGGTCACGATCCAGGAGGCGCGTGCGCGGCCGGTGTCGACCGGAGTGCGCGCGATCACGCCGGTGACGCGGGCGAGCCCACCGTTCGGCATGACGATCGCCGCGCCCAGGGCGAGGAACACAAGCTGACGCTGCAGCTGTGTCACCCGCTCCATCGGAACCTTGGCTGCGACTCGCTCGACCTGTCGCTTCCACTCGCTGAATGGCAGTGCTTGAGCCACCGTCACCTCCGGCAGTGCAGCGAGTAGAGGAACGAGACCCCGAGCTGCTGGATCGCGTCCGAGGAGTCAACGATTGCGAGCTGCTCGACGCCTGCAGCGCCGGGAACCGGCCAGGCCTCGGGGTCAGAGCCGCCGACGAAAACGACCCACGCGCCAGGCACCGGCCGGCTCGGCAGGTCCCGCGCTCCGACAGTGATCAGCACGTCCCCGGCCTGCACTGCCCCACCGGATCGCACCGTGAGTGCCTGGACCAGCCCGCGGACCTGGTAGTCCGTGGGCGAGCTCGCGCCGGAGAGCGCCCCGGTGGCCGGGTTGACTGTGCGGCCGTCGTGCCGCAGGAGGATCGGCGACCCGTTGGCCTGGATCTGAGCGGCAGCTCGATCCGCTTTGGCGAGTACGGCTGCGGTGCTCATCGGGGCACCATCCGTCGGCTCATCCGCTGAGGCTCGACCAGGCCCGCGAGGTAGCGGCCGGCGAGCTGATAGACGCGAGCCTGCGTCTCCCGCGAAGGCTCCCAGTACTCGGTTTCGAGCGGCCCGACCCTTTCTCGCTTGACGACGAGGGTCTGAGCCGCGGCCTCAGTCTCGATCCCCGCGGTGCGGATCTCGAGCGCCACGAGGGTGACGAATCGACGAAGGCCGATCGGAGTACCCGTGACGAGGACACCGTCGCGGCTGTAGACGCCAAGGCGGGGCCAGCGCAGCCGGCCCTCCTCGAGCGTCGAGATCTCGCCGACCCAGTCGTACCGGTTGTCCGCCCACTGCGTCGCTTCGCGGAGCGCGGCTTTCCGCTTCTCCGTATCGGCGTCGTCGGCCTCCCACGACGCGAGGCGACCGCCCCCGATGGACTCGAGGAACTCGGCCGCCTCGGCGATCGAGACGTACGAGTCCGCGCCCGCCACGACGGACGAGCCGGACTGCACGATGAGGTCGGGAGTCGCCACGGATCAGGTCACTCGGCGGTAGCCGGTGCCTCCGCGTCGGTGGATTCCGGATCCGCCGGAGCGACGGCGGGCTTCTTGCCCTTCGCCTTGCGCTTGGGCTTCGGGGCAGCCTCGGCCTGAGCGGCGGCTTCCTCGTGCTCCTGGATCGAGATCTCGGGCGCACCGGTGCCTGCCACCGGAGCGGCCTCCTTCTCGCGGCCCTTGGGTGGCTTCGCCCGAGTGTGGCGCCGCGGGTCGAAGTCGCAGTCGGGGATCTGGTGCACGCCCAGGGCGGGCCGGCGGGAGTCGGTGACCCAAGGCATCACGCACCTCCCTCGGCCGCCGGCTTGGCCTTCGGCTTCGGGCCCGGCTTCTTCTTGGGGGTGGTTGCGGGCGAGGGAGTCGAACCCGCCCCGGCGCCCGCGTCATCGTCTTCGTTTTCGCCCAAATTCTCCTGGGCGTCGAGGGCTTCTCGCTCTTCGAGCGGCAGGTAGCCCATGGCTCGCCGCACGGTTTCGCGCTCTGTGCCAACGTCGACGAGGCATCGCTCTCCGTCGGCGTTGTACAGCCAAATGCTCCGCTTCATGATGTCCCCTTTGGGCAGGTGTAAGCCTCCGGGGTCGTCGCAGACGCTCTACGTTCGACCCCGGAGGCGAAGAAGGCTCAACCGAGGATGCGGCAGAGGAGGCGAGGGTCCTGGACCTTCGCGCCGCAGAGCACGTCGAAGCTGATCGTGTCGGTCTTGTTCGTCGCCGAGTAGTCGTAGACGACCCGGATGCCGAGGCCGTTGTAGTTGACGTACTCGGAGCGGGCCGCCCCCATCGGCACTTCGAGCGGCACGACAGCGAGGGTCAGGCCGTTGCGGTGCCCCGCCAGGTTGGCGGTGTGCGAGGCGATGATGGTGATGTCGGCGTCGTTCTCGAAGCCACCGGCCGGAGCCGGAGGATAGAAGGTCGCTCCGGTGATCGCGCCATCGGTGGCGGCGGCGGTTGCAGTGAACCGGTACTGACCAGGAGCGCCCGCCACCGTGAAAATGTCGCCTTCGACGATCGTGCCAGTGCCAACGCCAGCTTCGATGTTCATCGTGGTGGCGCCTTCGGCGACGGCTCCGTTGACGTTGGGGGTGCCCCCGAGGGTGCCGGTGGTGTGGGACTTGATTCCCTGCGCCATGTACCAGTCGATGCCCATGATGCGACCCATCGAGGCGTCGCGCAGGGCGGTCCCGTCGTCGCCGCGAGCATCGGCGCGATGCACCGCCTCGATCGACATCATGTCGGCCTTGGCCGTCGGGTTGACCAGCGCGAACCGGCCAGACATTGGAACGCGGGCGTCGTTGAGCACCTTCTCCACAGCCGCCAGATCGCCGACGGTGTCCGGCGGATCACCAGCGGTGCCGCTGAACTGGTGGACCTGGAGGTACTTGCTGAGCAGATACCCGTCCACGCCCTCCGCGATGGCACTCATCGCCGGAGCGACGATTTGCCGGGAAAAGTCCTGAAGCTCGAGAGTCCAGTCCTTGGAGGTCACGGCGACGGTCACGTCGAAGTGCTTCTCGAGGGTGAGCGAGACGCTCGACTCGGTGGCGTTCTGAACGTCGACGGTCGAGGTGAATTCCTTGGCTACAAAGGTCGCCGGGCCACGAACGGTGATGGTGTCGCCGACCTTGGCGCCGGTGAACTCGGACTGGTGATCACGGTGAACGAGGTTGGCCGCGACGAGGTTGTTCTCGAGGATCATCAGCGCTTCTCGGCCGATGATCGAGGGAGTCAGGAAAGTGTTTGCCATTGGGACCTCCCGCGCGGCCTACCGCGCCGGAATCGGGTTATCCGATGCGTCCCTCCTTGCGAGCCTTGGCGTAGTCGGCGGGCGACAGACTTGCGGCCTGCTCCGGCGAGAGCTTCCCGGCCGCGGGGGCCGGGATACCGGGACGGCCGGGGGTGTTGCCACCGCCAGCGTTGGACTCGGCAAGGAGAAACTCCTTTGCGATGTCCCCGGACAACCATCCGTCCAGCGCTGTTGCGAGTTCGACCTGTGCTCCGTCCACCGTGGCAATTGGCTTGCGATCGTTGCCGTCCTTCACGACGGTCGGCTTGTACTGCTCCCGAAGGAGAGCGATCGCCGCGTCGCGGAAGGCGGGCTTGACCTTGGCAAGTTTGCTGCCGATGGCTTGATCCACGAGAAGCTTCTCGATGTAGCTGTCGGACCCCTTGAGATCTTCCAGCAGCTTCGCCTTTTCCTTTTCCCACTTGCCACGCTCGATCTCGAGGAGCTTTTCGTAGTTGCCCTTGGACTCGGCCTTCTCGCGGTCGAGTCGCTCTTCGAGTTCGACGAGCTTCTGGTAGCGCTCGGGGTCGATGTCCTTGAGGGCATCGGCCTTCTTGCGCAGCTCGGCGAGTTCCTTTTCGATCTGAGTGCGGCGTTCGCGCTCTTTCTCGAGGGTGCCGAGGGCAGCGTCGGAATCCTCGGACTGCAGCAACCACTTGCCGTTCTTCTCGACGTAGAAGTCGAGGACCTCGACCGGGATCGCGTCCTTGGAATCGTAGGAATGACGGAGCTTCTTCACGTGGATCTCCCTTCCGATTGGCATCCCGCCGCACGGTGGACACACAGATTGGAACCCGCCGGCATCCCGCCGACGCCGAGGGCATCCCGCCCTCTCTGGACTGGGTAGCTGCTACCGAGGTGGGGCACTACGACCGCCATGCGGCGGACGGTAGCGGGGCAAGGTCAGCGGGGGAAGGGGTCGGTAAGTTGGGGAACGCCGATGGTAGTCGATAGATAGCAAATTCAGGCGTTTGCGCGAAGGGTGGTACGATTCCTTTCGGCACAACAAAGGAGCGAATCATGCCTAAACTGACGATGAAGATGGACAACGCTGAAGCGGGATGGAACACTCTGGTGGCCTTCCACGAGGATCGGCCCGACCTAGTGCCAAAAGAACTCGACGCCCTCCTCGAAGGGGACGAATTCTCTCCGATCGAAGGCCATCGAACTGTATTCGTGATGGACTGGTGGAAGAGATGTTTCCCCCAGGCGGCTAACGATCTAGTCTTGATAGCCGACTAGATCCCCCGAATATCCGCGGGCGTCCGCGCCTTGACGATCCCGTCGAGCACCTCGATGCACGCCCGACGCTTGCCGAAGTTCTCCTCCCAGGCGGAGCGCAGGGCGTCGATGTCGCGCTGCATCTGACGCTGCCCTCGCGGCCGGCGGGCGATCACTTCGAGGATCACGCGGTCGAGCTCGCCGCTCAGCTTGAGCGCCTCTGAGGCGACGTGAGCGATCGCGCGCACCTTCCACTCGAGGTCGGGTGGAGCGAGCATTGCCGCCTGCGCTGCTGCTTGGGCCCCGGCCGCCGGCTTCGCGCGGTTGATCACCTCGACGGCCTTGAGCACGTCGCCGAGCTGATTGAGGGAGGCGACGAGCTTGTCTCGCACCTCGGGAGGCGCGCCTTCGAGCATCGCGTGGAGGCGCTCGATCGTCTCGCGGGTCTGGGCGATGTTCATCGTGGGATCTCCGTTACCGCGCCGCACTGGCTCTTCGCGCGCTTCTTTCGCAGGCGCTTAGTCCGGTCGGATCCTGGGGCCGGATGTCTACGTCGAGCTGCAGCGAGGATGTGTCCGATCATGGTGAACTGCTCTGCCGTCATGAACGGCCGCAGTAGATCGCGCTGCCGATACAGCTCGGTGACCTCCTGGAACATCCGCAGGCGCTTGGGAGTCGGAGCGCTGCTGAGCAGTCTTGCTTGAGCTTCGCACCGGCACCAGTGGCATTCCTGCGTGGCCGGGAATGACCTGAACGCGCCGTGCTTGGGGCAATGCCCATCGGACCACGCCTGTTCGATCAGGTCCGTACTCGCTCCAAGCTCGAAACCGCTCATCCCTCGCCTTCCTCGTCCAGCTCTTCGGCGAATTTCGCCGCTTCCGCGTCGGCAGGCTCCCAGCGAATCCCGCCGTCGCCATCGTACGCCTTTCGGTGGTCGAATTGGCCGGAGAGGATCTCTTCTGGAATCCCGGCCGGGAACGCGGCGCATCCCTCGCCTGCGAAGTTGAAGTGCTTGCAAAGTAGGCACTGGTACGACTGGCTCAATTCATTCTCCTCTGTTCCATGACCGCCTCGACCACGCCGCGATAGATGCCTAGGATCGACTCCGGAACCTCGCTGGATCGACCATCAGCCACAAGGGCGGTGACCTCGGCCCACAGCTCCGAGAGATTCGTTCTGGCGTAGAGACTCACGGCGACGCGATCTCGAAGCGTTATGGATCCCGCGTCGATCGCTTTCCTGATTCGCGCTTCCCAAAGCGTATGCGCGAAGCTCTGGTAGTAGATCGCGTGTCCGGCTTCGTGGGCGGCGAGGGAGAAGACCGGGCGCCGCGAGTCGCTCATCGCGAAGGCTCGCTTTGGGACGATGTCGCCGAGCTGTTTGGACGCCTGCTTGATCATCCACTCGTCCGCTCGTTTGTTTCGAGCAAGGTCAAGCCGCTGCCGCAGGAAGATCTTGCCCCGCTCACGGCTGTAGGGGTTGTAGAGGTAGACCCCCATGCTGTCGCGATACCTCGTCCCGGAGATCTTGCCGATCTCGGTCACGCTAGTGCCGAATGCGGACATCACAGCTGCGATCCCATCGGCGATGTCCTGCATGACCTGGAGCGAGATCCGCCCCATGTCCACGCTGTCAGCGTACCGCCGCGTTTCGAGCCACTCCTGAGCCTCGGCAACCTTGGAGAACCGGGGCACCTCCACGCCACCCGCCAGGATGGAGGCGAGCGAGGCAGGCTCCACGGCCGCACCAATGCCGGCGAGGAGCCGCGCGATCGGCAGGCTCGTTGCGTCAGCAAGCGAGACGCCGCGATCGAAGGCCAGTCCCCGAGCATCGCCGAGCGCTGCCTTCTTGACCCCAAGCGGCTGTCGACGCAGCCAGGCCTCGTAGTCCTCGTTGCCGGCGGCCTCGCCGTCCATCGCAGCGCGTGCTCCGGGCCCGATCTTGCTGCCGTCGAGGCCGAGGTCCTCCCAGGTGCCGAGGACCGGGACGGAGGTCGAGCGGCACTGCCAGTGCAGGCGGCCAGGCCCGCCGTTCCACGGCAGGTCGTGTCCAATCGGTTCCTTGGTCTCGAGGTCATAGAGCTTGCCGTCCCTGAGCTTGCACGCTCCCGTGGTCCTGGTGTCGAGGGTCGATACCCACGCGATCGCCTTCACGATGTCGGCGTTCGCGAGGTACATCGCCTCGCGAGATTCCGCGGCGACGTGCGCCACCGAGGTCCGCACGAGCGAGGTGGCCTCCCGTCGCGACAGCTCGAACGCGCCCTGGAGCCGCCGAGCCATCTGGTCGACCGTCTCGCCCTGTGCGAGCCCTACTCCTACGGTACGCTCGACCGCGTCGCGGATTCCGGCCCAGCGGTTGTCTCGGGTGCGCTCGACCCACTCGGAGAGCAGCCGGCCGTCGAAGGGTTTGCTCGTGACGAGGGCCTCGAGTACCGGGAGCGGGGGCGTGCGAAGGTCGAGCTGCACATCGACCGCGGCCAGGGCGCCGGAGATCTCGCGCTTGGCGTCCACGGCCTCGAAGCGCGCGCGGCCGAATAGCTCAGACTCGAGACGGGCGGCGAGGTCGCGATACCCGTTGTCGTTGATCTCGCGAGTGGCGGCCAGGAAGTCGGCCAGGCGCTCGGTCGTGGCTCGTCCCCGGTTCTGGGCGTCGACCGGACCGAGCTTGGCGATGCGCGCTGCGAGCTGCTGTTCGAGGTCTACCTCTGAGCGGCGAAGGATCAGCAGGATCTCGCGCGCGAGGTCATCGGAGTAGCGCTCTCGGGAGATCGCGTTGCGGAGAGCCTCGTCGCGGATCCGGCGGTTGACGGTGGTCACGGCGTCGGCTCCGACCAAAGCCCGCACTCCGAAGTTGGGTGCGGCTCTTCCCGTGAGCACTCTGTGGCGACCGTGTGTGCCGTGAGCTCGGGATCGCTCAAGGTGACGAGAACAGTCGAGCATCCCGGATAGGGCGGCTCGGCAGCGAGGGAATCTGGCCTCGCGCGGTGCCACCACTCCCACGCCCGAACGACGATGTCGCCATGGCACGGCCGCGGTGCGCACGAGCACACCAGGTGCGTCTCTGGCCGGATCTGGGCGAGCATCCGCAAGACGCCGTCGTCGCGCTCGCGAATCCGCCACCAGAGCCAGGACCGGTAGCGCTCGAGCGCGTCCGGATGCTCCGGGTAGCGGAACGGGTTGCCGAGCGGTGTGCCACGCCCGATGTACATCCACGGCTGGGGCAGCTTCTTGCCCCGGTAGTGGTGGCGATTGACGACGGTCGGCATCAGCGCCTCCGCTTGGAGCGTGGCCCAACTGGGAAGACCATCGCGGGTGTGACCATAGCCAGCGCGGCCATCATCGCGAACGAAGGAAGAATCCGGGCTGACCGTACGGGAGCGGCCGGAACCATCCCTCGATCACGAGGCGAACCCATCGCGCGGGCGACACGGCGCTCGGTCTCAGGATCAGCGTCGAGCTTCCACGCCTGGCCGCGGTTCTCGAAGACGATCACGCTGCTGCCTCCGATCCGGCATATCGCGCCTTTTCCCAGTCGTGCACGACGACGCCCTTCTCGTCCATGACGATCACTCGAACCTCGCCGCCACTCCCAGAGTCGCGCCGAATCCCGGCACGAACGCCGATCTCGGCGAGCTGTCCCGCATCGGTGCTTGGGCTGATCTGCCGCTCCCAGTCCATCGCTCCGAGAGCGAAGTCCGCACCGGATCCGAACGCGCACACCTCGCCGTGCGCGAGCCTCCGGAAGTGGAACGTTCCGTCGATGGACCAGACGCCGCTGTGGTCCATGTAGACGCCGCAGAATCCCCATCCTGGAGCCCCAATCCCTTCCGCTGGAGCCCACTGCTCTGTCGTGAACCAACTCTGGATCTGCTTCACGAACAGCTCCACGCTTGGGGCATCCTGGAAGCCGCATTTGTCGGCAAGGTTCAGGAGTCGAGCGTCACCGGCAGATGTGAAGTACGCCGGACCGCCGTTGACGGACGAGATCCGGCGGATCTTGTCGAAGGTGTCGGACACGATCGTGCTGTGGCTGATCGTCAGGCGCGAGTCGGCCGCGATGGCGTAGCGACCGTACAGGTTTGCCGCTGCGATCGTGGTCACGCGCCCCCCACAACCGGCAGCGCCGGGACTCCGGCCGGCCGCTGTTCAGGGGCCGCCAGCTCGATCCAGATCGATAGCGGTGCCATCGCGCCGAGCACCACAAACGAGCCGAAGTTGCTCGGATACACGTAGAACGTCCCGAAACCGGCGCGGCCATCGAACGGGTTGCCGGTGCAGGACCATGACCCGCAGGGCACCTCGATGCCGCCGCCTTGAACTTCCTCGAACACGCGAATCGAGCCGGGGTCGATCCGACGACCAGGGATGGCGTAGACGCCGCATCCGAGGTCCACGGCGTTCAGAATCGGATACTCACGAAAGCCTTCTCTCATCACTTGTCTCCATTGGCTTCAAACCTTTGCCGCCACTCTTCGAGCTCACGATCGACCTCGGCGCCTTCGGGCGTCTGCCACCAGCGAGGCACGCCATCGCCAAGGTCTGAGCGAACCGCCATGCCCAGGCGAACGAGCACGTCAATGTCGTACTCGACCGCACACTCGCCGTACGATTTCGTCAGGGATACCAGTTTCCCGAGATCGGCTCCTGACCGCAGAGCGCTGAGCACCTCGGCGGTGGTGGAATAAGGGCCGCCGATCGCCACGTATTGGCCGCGTTTCACGTCGCGCAACTGCGCCAGCGTGTAGAGGCAGACGCAGTAGCAGCCCAAAGCCATGAGGCCGAGAAGGGCAAGTCCGAGCAGATCCATGAGGCTCACGCGAACCTCCCTTCGTCGCCAGGCATCGGAACCCCGCCCGGTAGCCCTCCGACCGGCCGCGGACCGCCAGCCGGTGCCGCGCTCGGCCTCGCCGCTTCGAGGTCCGCTTCGATCGCCTCCGTTGTGCGCGTCTCGGGCTGCCACTCGCCGGCGATCAGGAAGCCGTGCAGGTCGGGCAACGCCCAGGCGCCGCGGAGGTAGAGATCCATCGCCGCAGTCACCTCCTGCGCCGTCACCGGGCGAGACAGGAAGTCCTTGGAGAACGTGACGCCCACGTCGCCTTCCCAGCCCGCCCACTCGGCGACGAGTTGGAGCACTCGCGTCCAGCCGAGAGTGAGGTTGTCCGCGATCCGGCCGATCGCGCTGTTCTCGCCGCTGCGCCGGATCTCCTCCGTCTCGGCTGCCTCGGCGCCCTTCTTCTGACCCTCCAGCAGCCTCGCGCCGAGGACGGCCATGTCACGCTTTTTGGCATCGATCGCTCGCTCGAGCGGCATCTCCGCGCCGCCGGCGAAGTTGAGCACCCCGGCCTGGGAGTTCTCGGGAAGCTCCCACACCTCGGAGCCACCGATGACGTACTCGCGCTTCGGGCCATCGTCGACGCCACCGGGGGTCGCGCTCGCCATTCGGTAGCCGCCGAGTACGACATACGGCTGCGGGTTGCCGCCGTAGATCAGCGCCTTCTCGAAGGCCGCGCTGTTGCGATACATGGCCAGCGCCGCGTTCACGATTTGCCGCGGCGGCGGGTGATTCGGAGTCGAGGTGTTCTCGCTCGAACCGAACCACACCCACGGGATCTCCATCCACGGCTGACCCGATCGCATCGGCGTGATCTCCTCGCCGACCTGAACCCACTCTTCTTCTTTGGCGGTCTCGTCGGCAAGCTGGAAGATCCGCTGGCGGTAGATCCCCACCTCGTCGAGGAACAGCTCGCGCCGTTGCCTCACCGTCTCGTGGCTGTAGCGGTCAGCGTCGGGCTTGCGCGCCTGCTCCTCGAGCACGATCCAGAGCGGACGGCCGCGATCGTCGTCCTGCCAGTTGACGATCGCCTCGGCCGGGTAGAGCTTGATCGTTGGCGCCGACCCGATACGCTCTGCCTCGGCGCGCGTGAGGCCCTCCGTCGATCCGGGCCAGTCGACCAGGGCCCCGACGCGGCCGGTGGTCACGACGTCGACCACGGTTCCCACGAACAGCTCGTCGAGGCTCGTGCCGCTCCCCGCGATGTCGTCTCGCCAGGCTTCAGCGGATTCCGGGATCTCGACGACGGGATCCTTGCGCGTGAGCATCCCGACGAACGCCTCGATCGCGCGGCTCGAGCCCTCGAAGAAGTAGGCGCCCTCGACGTAGAAGGAGTAGTCCTTCTCGTTCTGGCCGGGGAGCTTGGGCAGGTACGCTTCGCCGGCAGCCTTGACGGCCTCCTCGCCTTCGAGGACGTCGCGGATCTTGCTCCAGCGCGGAAGCATGGCCTTGTAGTCGGGATGGTTGGTTCCGATTCCCATGGTGGTCTCTCCGGTCAGGCTGCGCGACGGCCGCCGCGCCAGTTGGGTTTTCCGAATGGGTTGGAGACGCCGTAGCGAAGGGCGTCATAGAGGTGGTCTTCCGCCGCCGTATCGACGTCGTCTGGGTCCCGCTGAGAGCGCGGCAACACAGGCAACGTGCGGATCACCTGCCGGCAGGTATCGAAGAAGAACAGGCCCGGCTCGTCCCCCTCGAGCGCAGCCTTGAGGCGCTTGCGCAATGCCTCGAGGCCGGCCTTCCTGCTGCCCGGTCCAGCTTCAGCCGGAACCCACGCGCACCCGGCTCGCTCCATATCGGCGGCGATCGAGGAGCCGTTCTCGACGGCGTAGATGGCCGGATCGGCCGGACCAGGAATGACGCGTTGACGGATCGGCAGCGACCTGTCCAGGGCGACGACCTTCCGGCCAACTTCGATCGCGAGTTCCTTCGTTCCGGTGTTCGGCGTGCCGTTCCACCCGTAAAGCTCGGCAAAGGTCACGAGGCTGGACTTGGGGATCCTGGGGGTGTCTTCGAGATACTCCCCGTTGCACTCAGCGAGCCAGACAGTAGCGTGCGGCTTCGTCGAGCCCCAGTCGAAGGAGCGGAACAGGGTCCAGGTTTCCGGGATTTGGAAGGGCCGAATCACGTGACGGTCTGGATTCCACAGGTCGTCGAAGGCTCCGCCGGCCACGATGTTCCAGTCGCCCTCGAGCATCGCGCGAACCAGAGCAGGGTTCCCGAGACCCTTGAGCTGGTTGATGTAGTCGGGGTTGTCTGCGAGGAGCGCCGGGTTGTCCGCTAGCCGAGCCTGGATGTACTGCCGGAGCATGCCGCCGTCGTCGGCCGGGGCTCTCCAGATGACGCCGGGGGGCTTCGGGTCGACCAGCATGGCCTTGACCCAGTTGTGGCCGACGTTGCCGGGGTTGGATCCAGACAAGATCCTTGGGAACTGCCGTCGGTACTGCTCGGGGATGTTCAGTCCAACGGCGCGGACACGAGACCTGAGAAACCGATACTGAGTCGCCGTGAAGTGCGTCAGCTCGTCGATGAGCAGTACGTGAATGTCAGCGCCCTGGTACTTGTAGACGTCCTTCTCGAGTTCGCAGTGGCAGAGGTGAATGCGGCTCTTCCCGCCGATCTCGATGTAGCCCTTCGACTCCTTGATATCCGCGTGGCCAGCGTTCACCCATGGTGCCAGCAGAGCCGGAAAGCTGGTCGGTCCCGTCATGTGGTTCTTGAAAAGGTCCGGCCAGGTGCGGCGAAACAGGTAGATCTGGATACCCGGAAACTGAGCCGCCCAGTAGATCGCCGCGACACGCATCAGGTGCGACTTACCGCCGCCGGCAGCGCCTCCGTAGAGAATCTCGGTAGCTGGCGACGTGAACGCGACCTGCTGCTTTGGCTGCAGGCGAAGGTTGATCGCGAGAGGATTGGCGACTGCCGCGGCCGTGCTCACTCTGCGCCGTCTCCCTGTTCCGATTCCTCGTCGAACACGTGCTGAACCGGGTCCCCTTCGAGGATGACGTTGAGGACGGGGTTGAAGCCGGTGTGGTCGAGTGCAACGCGGTTGCCGTACCGCTTGGGCAGGAGCTTCGAGGCCACCCACTTGCGAGCGTCGATCCGGACCCGAGCCCTTGCCGCATCCTTCGTGTTGTCCGAGATCTCGACGATCTCGTCGGCTCGAAGCTCGGCCTGCAGCTCTCGCGCGCGTGCGTACTGCTCGTGGAAGTTTCCGACCTCTTCCTGGTCGGCGTGAAACGCCCACCGAAGAACGGTCTGAAACGCGGGCATTCCCTCGGACTTGCAGATCTTGCGGAGGCTCTCCCCGCCCGCGATTCGGATGCAGATCTCCTCGGCAAGCTCGGGCGTGTAGGCCGACGGCCTGCCCATCTTCTTGCGGGTCCTGCTGGTCACGCCGCCGTCCTCCGGACACCGGCCGTGATGCGCGAGATGGCAGAGACCGTGACGCCGAACTCCGTCGCGAGCTCGAGGAGCTTCCAGCCCTGACCGCGAAGCCGACGGATGCGTTCGATGTCCGTGCTCGATAGCGGGGACCGGGATTCCAGGTCGTCCTCCTCGATCCACTCGAAGTGCCACCGGCCGGCGGTGACGCTGACCCGCCACTGGAGAGGTCGGGAGAGGCGGCGATCGCGAACGTAGCCGCGAGCGACGAAGGATCGAACGGCGTCGAGGGCGAGACCTCGGTCGGAGGTTTCGAGGCTCACGCGGAGCATGGGGCCTCCATGATCGCGATGACAGCTCCGGGGTTGCCGGTCTTCGAGTGGTAGCGCTTCGTGGCGTCACACTGAACGACAATCGAATCGTCGAGCCACCATCCATCGTTTGTGAGCGCGTCGAGCACCGCCTTCGTGAGGTTGTCCACGTCGGGCTTCGCGGTGCACCAGATCGGCCCGTCCGGGTCGGACTTGCGCATGAGCCTCTTCGGTCGAGGCATGGCGAAGCTGATCACCACACGGACGGGATATCGGATCGGCGACGCAGGCCGGAAGCGGGCGCCCGAGTTGACGACGAGCGCCTTCCATCCGTCTGCGGTGCCGGGATCGTAGATGCCGGCGTGACGGCCGCGAATAGTCGCTCGTCCCCGAGGTTGACCCTTCGGAATCCCACGAACAGAGAAGGCGAAGATCGGCTTGTCATCGGCCGGTCCAAGCTCGACGATCTCCGGCCGCGCCGTGCCGAGAACGACGTGGCGGCTCACTCGCGCTCCGGGGAGAACATGTCAGGCTGCCTCGAGATGAAGCGCTCGACGATCTCTCGGTTCAGCCGGAGAGTCAGCCGTGTACGTCCGAGCCACGCCTTTTCATCTCGCATGGCGCGACGGATCTCCTCGGCCATGTCGGCGACGACAGCCTCGGCAGAGTAGAACTTGAGAACGACGTGGCGGCTCACAGGATCGGCTCCGTGGAGATGACGCTGGTCACGCCGTCGCGAATCTCGAGCGTGACTCTCAGCGCGCTGGTTGCGGTCGGAGGCCGCGGCGGTTCGGCTGGCTGTGGCGCGTCCACTGCGCCGATCACGGACTCGGTGACGGTGCCGTCCTCGTGCAGTGTCACTAGTCGCGATCCTTCAGGGATCGCTACCTCGACTTCATCGGGGCTCGGCCGCGAGCGGGTAGCCTCGTACCGTAGCCGTAGCATTCCGTTCTCGATCGTGGCATCGAGATTCGCGCGGTCGCCTGGTTTCCCGCTTCCTGCCCGCTCGCGGGTGTCCCCACCATTGCGTGGGAACCAGCGGATCTCGTCACCAACGCGCACGGCGGCGAGCATCGGCGGCGTCTGTCCGTTGACCGTGCGGTCGGTCCACGTCGCCATCAGGTCGCCGCTGGGTGAATAGAGCCACCATTGCGGGGTCCTGAACTTGAAGCCGCGCGCCATCGCGTCAGATCCGCCGATTTTGAGCTGTTCGCTGATCCCCTGATGGATCTCGCGGACCTGCGGCGCGAAGTGCCGGAGCAACTGCCAGGTCGGCGGCCACCCCCAGCCCTTGCGCCACCTCTCGATGCTGCCGCCTCGCGCGACCGCGAGGCAAGCGTCCAGCCATCGTGGACCGCCAGATCCGGGGACGGCTGAGCGCTGTCCGACCCACATCACGCGCCCATCCGGGGCAGCGCTCGCCTCGAGGAGCAGGTGGAACATCTCCAGCCACTTGCGAGCCGCCGAGACGCCGTTGCGCCAGGCGATCATCCACCCGAGGTAGTGATACTCGCCATAGATCCGCGATTGCTGCTCGGTGCCCATCCATCCGGTCGAGATGCCGGGTATCGGAGAGATCGTAGCTGCGTCGTAGGCTTCACGAAACCGACTCTGCGACCCGGACACGTCGAACCCGCAGGCGAGCCGAGCGGCCTCGTCGAGCACCTGCCAGTTGTGCCCACCGCTTGGATCCTTGACGGGGAGGAGGTGCTTGAATTCGCGGTGGTAGGTCCCGACGTAGCGGCCTTCGAGAATCTTGGCGGCGATCTCGTTGATGAGAATCACCTCGGGATTGGAGCTTCGGTCCTTGTCTGCCATCGCTTTCGTTCTCCTCAGACCGAAGCGTGTCGCTGGTAGGCACGGGTGAGCCTGCCGGCGTAGTCGTGCTTGGCGTGGTCCTTGCCGTTGTAGAGCCGGGCTGCAGTCCACCAGTCGTGTCGCCGAATGGCGGCGGCGAGCTTCGGCTGCGAGCCGACGAAGCAGGCGAATGCTCCGAGGTGCCAGCAAACCTCCTCGCGCATCGATGCTTCGAAGTCCGCGAGGACCGCGTACCCGGCGAGGCGGTGGTTGAAGCCCATCACCTGGAAGAGCCCCCATGAGGTGGCCTTGACGGCGGCCTCGTCGTCAAGCTCGCGGGCCCGAGCGAGGCGGGCGGGCTGGTCGGCGTGGGCGCCGTAGCCTCCCGGCTTGGGATTCGAGAGGCCGGGCTCGACGTCGTCGTAGACGCCGTGGGTCAGGCGGCAAAAGACGTGGCGCTCGAAGAGGACCACGGGGTGGTCGCCGTCGGGCATCCACGGCCCGTAGGGTCCGGCCTCGACCTCGGCGAAGGCCTGGATCGCGTGGACATCGCAATCCAGGACCATCGCCGCGGCCTGGTACTCGTGCGGGAGGAGATGGGCCCGCTTCACCGGCGAATCGTGTCCGTCGAGAGGAATCCGGTGGAGAGGCGGCCCGGCTCGAAGACGGGTCCGAGCTCGCGGTCTGGCATCTCGATTCGGATCGGTCTCGCCCAACCGAGATCGGGCTTGCCGGCTCTGGTCCAAGCTGTCGGCCTGCAGGATCCGCCCTTGTTGCGTTGCCAGTTACCGGCGGCGTTGGTCGTGGCAATGCCGGTGCCCTTGTCGCAGGCCTCGATGGCGAGGGCGAGCTGGCGCCTCACGACGGCTTCGAAGAGTCCAGCGTCGGAAGGTCCGAGGTTGATCTGCAGAGCCCGCCGGTTGTACTGCAGGAAGGTCTCCCAGGCGACCACGTCCCACGACTTTCGTCCCCATGCCCAGAATCCAGGCTCGAAGGGGGTCGACATGTCGCCGGCGATCCGAACCGCTCGGGCCCGCTGCTGGATTTCCGTGTCCTGGGCGCAGTAGGCGTCTCTGGTCGCAACGACGTCGACGTCGTAGCCGAGCTCTGCGAGATCAACGGCCCACTCGGGAGTGTGATTGTCGGAAGTCCCTCGCCAGGCGCCGGGGTTCCTCTGTCCATCGTGGGTCAGGTATCTGAGCTCGACCCAGTCCCGGTCGGTTGGCGACTTGGGGAGCACCGAGAGGTCGAACACGCCTGGGGGTTCCCCGATCGCGACGCAGAAGTGCTGGGGGGGCGGCGTGTAGGTCGCAGCCCGTGCTGCGTCCACGCTCACGAAGAGTGCGGCGAGAACCAGGATGGCGAGGACCACCCACGAGATGAAGCTGGTCTCGGAGTCGCGGCCAGAGGATCGGCGCTGGTGGCGTTGCCGCAGTCGCGGCGGTTCGGAGGCGTAGGTCATGGTTCAGTCCTTTCCGTTGTGGGTATCAGGCCCCCACACAGGCGTCATTGATCGAAAAGTGCAGCTTGCTGCTGCGGTTGAGGGGAGGGCTTGAGACGGTCGGGCTCGATACCGACGATTCGGGCGTCTCGGCCGAGCTGTCGCTTGACCTCGTGGAGGATGCGCAGCGCTTGGGCGTCGGGCTTCAGGCGCAGGATCGCGCGCAGGTCGGTGGAGCGGTAGACCGGGTAGGGGTTGAGCGGGTGGATGCGCGTGCGGTCGCCAGCGAAGAGCACGCGGCAGTTGAGGACGGTCGACCAGACGCGCAGCGGCTTCGAGCTTCGATCGAGAGCGGCGAAGAGCTGCTGGTCAGGCTGCACGGTCTTCCGCCTTTCGGATCGCATCGACGGCGCAGGCGGCGCGGTAGCGAGGGCACGGCTCGACCGCTGCGACCGTGCCGGAGTAGATGCAGCGTTCGCCCGAGTTGATGCAGCAGTGGCGACCCGTGCCGCGGTTGCAGGTGTACTCCACACTGCCATCGGGTGAGCGCTCCTCAGAACCTGAGCCGACCTCGAAACAGCCCTGGTCGCCGAGCTCGCGGGTGTGCCAGCCGGAGCTGCTGCCGGTGTCGTCCGGGAGGACGCACGAGCAGGAGCGGGACGGCGTGGCAGCCAGCAGGGCGAGATCGTTCATGGCGACCTCCGCTTCGGCTGCAGGATCTCGCCTTCGAGATGGATCTTTTCGCAGTCGGCAATACGACGCTGCAACCGCTCGTCGCCCGGAGCGATGTCGTCGAGGTGTTGGACGTTCGCCGTGATGATGGTCGGGAGCAGGTGGTTGTACCGGTGCCGCAGGACGAGAGCCAGACGCTCAGAGCGGAACGCCGAGCTGTCACGGGTGATCCGGTCGCTGCCAACGTCGTCGAGGACCAGGACGTTGGCCCGCATCAGCGCGTTGATCGTTTTGCCGTCGCGATCAGTGCCGATCTCGGCTCGGATCGAGTCGAGGGCTTCGACGCAGTCGACCCACAACCCCTTCCAGGAGTTGCGGTACTCCGGAGGGTGCTCGGCGGCGAGCCGCGCCAGGACCGACACCGCCAGGTAGGTCTTGCCAGTGCCTCGCGTCCCGATGATCGCGAGTAGCCACGGGTCGCCTTTCCAGGACTGGGCGACGGAGTGCACGCATGGCCCGTAGCCTGGATCGATGTCAGCGCAGATTCTCGGCGGGACACCACACTCGAGGCCGATCCAGGGACGAGGATCCGCCGCCCTCTCTGCCATTGCCGATGCCCTGCGGTCCTCGACCTCGCGGCGGAAACGATGCACGCGATCGAGTGCGGCATCCGTCTCGGCGGCTCGAGCTGCAGCAGCCTGGGAATCGCTGAGCTCAGGTCTCGCTGGACGCGAAGGAACGCTCGGCGAGATGTTCCCGATGGGCTTCACTGGACACCTCCGGTTGCAGTGCTGGCCTGAGGAATCGGCGGTAGCGGCACCCACTGGCGCTTCGCTGCGTTCCAGCGCTCCAGCGTGTTGGTTTGCTGGTTGAACCGGTCAACGCCGTCCTTGCGGTCGGCATCGGTGGCCGGCAGGACGTGAACGCCGACTGGAGCTGGACGTGGGGGGCCGAGCCCGGAGCGGTGAGGCTGAGGAGGTCCTTGGTTCTGCGCTCGGGAGAGCCACGAGCCGAGGAAGCGCGGCATCCCGCTTGCGGTCTTGCGCCGGCTCGGGTTGTCGAGGATCCACTGCCGGGCAAGACGCAGCTGGGCCGGCACGTCGAGGCTCGGGTAGCTCTCTCGCCACTCAGCGAGCTTGGAGGAGCGAAGCCCCCAATCCGGCCGGTCCTTGTCCCCGTCCACGGGGAAAGTCATCACCACCGGGTCATCGACCACAGCCGCGGACGGCTGGTGCGGCGTGGATGTCGGCATGGCCGACTCCGCGCAAACCTCCGAACGAAGTGAGGAGGTATCTTCTTCCTGCTCCTGTTCCTGCTCCTGCTCCTGCTCCTGATTAGCCCATGCCTTCGCCGAAGGCTTCCGGGAAGCCTTACCGAAAGGCTTCGGGCATGCCTCGTTGAATGCCGTAAACCACGATCCCCCTTTGGTTTGCATGTGGTCGTGGAGGGCCTGCCAGATGACGATTTTGAGGTCGCACTCGGGTACTTCGTCCCATGCGATAGCCCAGGACTTGACGACGTTCGGGCTCTCCGGATCGTTGTGCTCGATAGCCTTCGGCACCCAGATGAGGCGGGCTTTCCAGTCGGCTTCCGCCAACCCTTCCCGGAAGACTTCCCGGAAGGCTTCCCGGAAGCCTTCTAGGTCCCATCCGATGGCTTCGGCCAGGCCGGCCTCGCCGGCGGGAATCACGCCGGGGATCACCGTGAGCTCGGGGCCGGTGAGGAGTCGCAGCCAGAGCGTTTGGCCGTTCGGTGGCGGAGCACTCAGAGATCGAAACCGCGCGTCGTTCCAAACTCGGCGAGAGACCTTCGAGTAGCGGCGATTGTCGCGAGCGACCATCACACCACCTCGAACTCGAGCCGTCGCAGAGCAGTGACGAGGGCGTCGGACTTCGATTCTGGGATCACCCAGGCCTTCTGCTCGGGCGACCACCGAGCGCCGTGCCTGCGGCATAGGGAGCGAATGGATTCGCCCTCGTCGTCGGCGTAGGGGAAACGGATCAGAACGGATCCGCGGACCAAGTCGAGGGTCCGTCTCTTGCTCATGCTGCGTCTCCGTCTGGATCGGTGTCGAAGAGTGGGAGATCGGGGCGAATCACGTGCCTGGCAGCGCGGTGATCGAGGCAGCGGCAAGGCCTCGAGCGGAATGCAGGGCAGGTGATCGCGTCGAAGTTGACGACTACTCCCGAACTCCCGATCGCAGCCGACGAGAGGTCGGGATCGACCTCCCCCACACGATCGGGAGTCCGGGATTCGCCGGGTGCCTCTGCGCCATTACAGCCGCCGCAGCGCCGAACACCAGAGCCCGCCTCGATGGCGCTTACGCTGGAGGCATCCTTGGTCAGCGTAGGAGTGGGCTCCTGCGGGAATTGGATCGGGGGCGTCGGGGACTTCAGAACCATGAGTTGGTCCCCACTCGAAGCAGGCAGGTGTTGACCATCGTTCCGGCGTCTTTGAACGAGCCTGGCGGCAGGTCCGCCCATCGGTGCGGCAGGGACTCGAGGCGCTTGCGGAACTCCGAGCCGCGAGACGTCGACGAATACCGAGCAGACGCCGACGTGATCGAAACCAGGGTGCCGCCGGGCTTGAGGAACCGGAGAGCGTGAGCGACGTGGTCGAGGTCTCGCCCACGGTCGAACGGCGGGTTCATCACGATCCGGTCGAACTCGCCGAGCTGCTCAGGCTCGATCGAGAGGAAGTCACCCGGTACGACGCGGATCCAAGGATGGCTTCCCATCAGCCCGGCCGCCCGCTTGGGATCGAGCTCGACTGCAACGATCTGAACGGGGCCGCCGACTTCCTCGAGATCGAACGCCCTGGCGAGCAGCGGACCGATCCCCTTGCCGGTCCGGGCCAGACTCTTGAGGGCCGCGGAGATGAGCGCTCCGGTGCCAGCCGATGGCTCCAAGACCCGATGGCCGCCTGCGATCCCTGCAAGCTCGATCACTCGCGCGGCGAGCTCGGGCGGGGTCTGGTAGAAGCCGAGGTTCTTCGCTGCCGGCCGATCGACCGCGGAGTCGAGCAACGAGGTCTTGGCGGGCTCGACGACCTGCCCGTCCTCGTCGTAGCTCTCACGGCCGTAGCCCAGCGCTCCGCCGTAGTAGTCGGCGAGCAGGGCGTTGATCGAAGCCACGAGGTCCGGGCGCTTGAACCACAGGTGCGCGTTGCCGTTCTTGAACACGCGCACCTTCATGTAGGGAGACTCGTGCTCGGACTGGTGCGGAGTGGACCGACGGCGCCGCAGGATCCCTGACAGGCCGAAGTGCCACGCGGTTTCCCCTTCCACCTGGTGGTAGCAGGCACGGAGCTTCGGGTGCATCTTGGCGAGGTCCTCGTCGGTGACTCCTCGCCAAGGATCGATCTCGGGCCGCGGGACGCCGTCCAGGACCATGAAGGCACGCTCGACGTCGACGAAGGAATCGATGGTCTCGTACCGCGAGGATCCCCACTCGGAGAACATCCTGCCGAGGATCACGCGCGAGCCGACCTTGAATCCGTCGTGCGACTTGAAGCGGGAGTCGAGCGCGCTGAACACGTTCGCGACTCCTCGGGCGAACGTCTCGATCGACTCCTCACGCCACTGGCGGATACTGGCGCGGACGTTCTCGGCGGTGAACGGCGGGAGCTTTCCGGGGACGCCGCCGATCGGCTCCAGCGCGTCGTCTGGCGTTCGCGGATCGATCTCGGGACCAGCGATGAAGGCGAGTTGCTTCGACCACTCCTGCTTGGCCTGCTTGTCCATCAGGTACTCGAGGCCGGAGCGATCGAGGACAGCGGACCACATCCGAATGTCGACAAGCTGCACCGCGGTCGAGAAGAGCCGACCGATGCTCGGCAGCTCGGTCGCCTTGGCGAACGCCGAGATGCTGTCGTCTCCAACGTGCGAGGAGAAGCCGAACCCCTGGCAGGCCTGCATCATCGTGTCCTGGGCGAGCCGCCGGTGCTCGTGGGCGCCCTCCAGGGCGACGAAGAACGCGCGCCAGTGCTCGATCGCTGCGTTGCGCGCTGAGACCATGGCCTCGATGTCGTCGTAGGCGGTCGGTGCCGACTGGGGCGCTTCGGGCTCTGCGTCCATCGGCAGCAGGACGGCTGCGGCGGTCATCGAGCCAGCTCCGCGTTGGGAATGACCAGGGACCAATCGCAGCCGGCGATGCGGTAGACCGTCGCAGGACCGTTCAATCGGCACCAGAACAGCGCCGAGTACAGGTCCATCAAGCGCGCACAGTCGATCGTCTCGTCCGACTCTCGGACCAGCTCGTCCGCGTGGTAGTACAGCCGATCCCCGTCCACCTTGACGGCGAGCTGTTTCGGGACCGTCTCGCCGTCGAAGTGCCGCATCAGGCACGTGACCAGCTTGAAGTACGCCGGGACGCTCACTGCACCTGCTCCCCACGCGGACGATGCGCCTTCGCACGCTCTTCCATCTGTTGATCGAGTGCGGCTAGCCGGCGATCGAGGGAGAGGCGACCTTGCCGGTATGCCTTCAGCTCGGCCGGCGTCGCCGAAGCGCCTCCGGGACCATCCTCGGCGATCGACTCGAGAGCCGACTGCACGACGGCGGCCGCGCTCGACAGAGCCGAGGTGCACGAGCTGGTCAGCTCGGCAGGAGAGGCGGCGGTGGTGGTCTGCGGCTGGTAGCGCCGGATGAGCCAGGCGAGGGGCGCCAGCGCGTGCTCGTCCGGCTTGCCCGCGGCGCGAGCTCCGTCGATCCAGGCGCACAGCTCGACGAGCGGGTTGCCAACGGTCTGCCCGTCGCACTGGTGGTAGACGGCCTCCTCGACGACGTGGAGGCGATTGGCGATCGACCGCACGGCAGTCGGCGACGCCTGGCCGTTGATCGGCCGCTGGCGCTGTGCACAAGTGGAGAGCGCTTGCAGCATCTCCTCCCGCTCCTGCGAGTCGCGGTCTCGAAGTGCATTGACGTCTGAGGCGTACACTGGGAGCCTGGGTCTCGGCATGGGCGATCTGCTCCTATTTGGCAGGCGGCGCCGGCAACCGGTCGAGGGATTCGACGGGAGCGGCGATCCGCGCGGGCAAGACGGCGGCGAGGGCATTCCCGCGGCCGGTGCTTCGGTTCGATTCGAGGTGGACGTAGCAGCGTGGGCTCAGCGACTGGTCGAGAGCCAGGCCAAGCGCAATCGAGAAAGCGGCCCCGACGATGCGCGCTGAGGCTGACATCGGCAAAGCCCCCACGTCAGGCCGCCTTGTTCTCGGCGGGAGTGGAAACGACGTCCGCCTGGCCTGCCTCGGCTCCGAAGAGGGAGTCGAGGGACTCGAACACCCCCTTCCCGGACAGCCAGGAAACGACAATCCTCATCTCGGCGTCGCGCCAAGGACGGGACCCCCCGATCTTTCGAGACACGGCGGCAGGCCTCACCCCCAACTCTGCGGCAAGGTCACTCTGGGAGAGGCCGTGAGAGGCAAGAACTGCGCTGAGTCGACGGTATTCCATAACGGAATAGAGCGTAGCGCGAGCTGTTCCGCAAAGTCAATAGGCGACGGCTATAGTTGTGACGCCATGGAACAGCCGAGGCCAATTCAGCGCGCGCTAGATTACCGGGGCGTGACCCAGACCGATCTGGCTCTGGCCCTTGGGGTGACGCCTGCCGCGGTTAACAGGTGGATCAGCGGAATCAACCAGCCCAATGCAAACGCTATTGCGTCCATGAGCCGAATCCTCCGATTGAGCGCCGATGTTTTGATCGGGCTCAAACCATTGGGCCCGGCCGAGTCGAGCGTGGACTTGAAGCAAGTCTCGGAACGGCTTGACGCTCTAGTGACGCGAGCGGCTGAGCTTAGTGCTCAGTCTCAATCGGTCGAAGAAGAAGCGAGGAGCCTGCTGAAGCTTCTTGGGAGTCCAGAGTCGTCCAAGTCTACGGATTTCGATCCGGTGAGGCACACTACGCCGAAAAAGGCGGAAGCGTTGGCAAGCGAGTTGGCCCCGAGGACCGGACCGGCCGCGGGTCGCCGCCGCTCGCAGTCCTGAGTTCGCCCTGCTCGCGAGCCAGGCCTCGGGCAGTTTCTTCGGCAATCTCCGCGATCAGCCTGCGAGCCGTCTCGCGATCCGGACGGCCCGCATCCATCGTCATGGGAGCTTCCGTATCAGGCCCTGCGCTCGCCGAATCAGCTCAAACGTCACCGAGGCCTGACGGGCGCCGTCGCGAACCAGCTGAACCGCCTTGACCGCATCGGGGCTCACGCCCGCGCGCTCCAGCTGGTCGGCGGCGGCTCGCGCGGTGCGCATCAGCACCGGCCAGCGGCCCTGGTCGCGATAGATCCGGCAGAGGTCGAGCGCACACTCCGCAGCGTCCACGAGTCGGCCCTCGGCGATCTGCTGCTGGTAGACCTTCATCAGCATCTGCTCGCCGCGATCGGGATCACCGAGGCCGGCGTGAATCCGGCCCAGTAGCCATTGGCGGCGAAGGAGAATCACCGGCTTGCCGTGGTCGCGGTAATACTCCTCGGCGAGTTCGATGACTTCGAGGGCTCCTCCCCAGCGCTCCAGGCTCGTGAGGATGTCGGCGACGTTGTGCGACGCGAGGAGGACGATCAGAGGATCCGTTGCGGTGCGCAAGAGCTTCGAGTAGTCCATCAGCGCGCCCGAGACGTCGCCGGTGTGGCGTCGGGCCCGAGCTCGCTGGAGCCGTGCGTTCTCGACGCGGGAGGGATCGCGCAGCAGCCTCCATGAGGCGATCACGCGACTCGAGAGCCAGAGGGCGTCATCCCAGCGACCGAGATCAAGCAGTAGGGTGAGCCGCACGTCGCGGGACCGAGCCTCCTCCGGCGTCTGGCGGTCGGCGAGGTCCTCCGCCTCGAGCAGCTCGTGCATCGCCTCGTCGTGGCGCCCGAGCTGCCGGAGTGCATTTCCTCGAATCAGCCGGCAGCGGGAGCGCAAACGATCGGCCTCGTAGCTGTCCCACACGTCGGCGATCGATTCGACCAGTTCGAGGGCCTGGTTCGCTCCGTCGAGGGCGATCAACGGCGGATCGAAGCGACGGCTCCACCAGTGGTCGAGCAGCTCGTCGACGAGCTGGGAGCCGACGCGCGGATCCTTCTTCGCCTCGTGCTGGATCTCAGCCCGAGCCATCAGGTACGCGGGACCTCGCCGGCGGCGGTCGGCGGACCTCTCCGCGGCGGTTCGAGCCGCATCCGTCAAGGCGCGCTGGAAGGGGCTAGCGTAGTCCGAAGACATTGCCGGGGATGATAGGTCGGAGCGGGAACGGGTGCAACGTTTCCCGCCCCGACGTGTACTCAACCGTTGCCGTCCATGTCGGCCCGGCCGTCGTCCTTGTCGGGGGAGATCCCGACGAGGAGAGCGATGCGGGTGGCGAGTCGCTCGAACGCGCTCCACCAGCCACCCTGATCGATGCCGGCCGCGGAAGCGACGGGTGCGAGGGTCAGGGCGGTGACGAGGGCGAGCGTGGAAGCGACGACGCGACGAGAGTTGACCATGGTCTGGTCCTCCAGCGAGGTCCTTCGCGACGCGGCATGCGTGCGAGGCCTCTACTGGATGGGGGTCAGACGGAGGTCAAACCGGGACAAGGTCAGCCGATCGGCCGATGCCTATCGATCACGGTGCCGCTCTCAGGCCGGCAACTACGCGATGTGATCATCGGCAAGGTGATCCTCGTGCAGCAGAAGCTCGACGGCGACGAGTGAAGCTTTGACGCGGCTATCGGCCGCGTGCTACGTTCCGAGCCATGGCGACGTTCGAGCTGCCCTTTGTCATCGACGCGAAACCGCTGCAAGAGCTTGCAGAACAGGTCAGCCGTGAGACTTCAGCCGTCGCGGCTTTGGATCGCATCAGCGCGCAACTGGATCTCCTGATTCAGCTGTCCCAGCGCCAAGTCTCCGCGCTTGAGATCCTCCAGCGTCAGCGCCAACGCTGATTCGGTATCGAGGTGTATGATCCTAGATTCAACGAAGGGGGAGATGACCATGGAATTGACGGCGCTCTTCCCGCCGAACGAATCTCTAACGCTGGAATACGAGCTGCTCTATGGGCGTGCCCGGAGGGAGCTGGACGTCTCGGATCTCTTCGATAATCCCCTTTTCGAGGGCAAACTGGGGATCTTTGGTCCTACCCTCCAGGAACATCTCTTCGATCTCAGCAAGCTGGAGCTTGGAGCGCTCGACCATTACGCTGGCAATCCGCTTCTGGTCGGCGACGAGTGACTCTACCTTCTCCTTGAGATCTCTCTCGACCCAGCGAACATGAACGTCGCGTGAGGGCAGGCATAGCGGCGTTCGCCAGCGAGAAAGATCACGTTTCCGATCGAATCGACGTTGCCGATGTTGTGCGTGGTCAACTTCAGCGGCAGTGCGCGCAGGAAGTTATACGCGGTCAAGCCGTGCATCACGCTGCCGCCTGGAGTCGAGATCAGAAGGTGCAAGTGCTGAACTCCACTGTTGGCTAGATGCGCGCAGGTCTTCAGCAAGATCTCGATGGTTGGCGGGATGACTTCAGATGAGAACGAAACCGCAACGTGTTTGGGTGGCGGAATGACGGCTTGGTGCATGGCTGGTCTCCTGGGCTCTTTGCGGGTCAGCTCTCACGGCAACGCGTCGTAGTCGCACTCGAACTTCACGATCTCGGCCTGCCGCCCGGCCGCGATCTGTCGCTCACGTGGCTTCTGCCCCAGCGAACTCATGGTAGAGCGCTCGTGCAACGTCACTCTCGGGGTAATGCCTCAGCGCTTGCTCGAGCGCTTCGACGTAGCGGCGACGGAAGTCCTCGCCGAGGGTCGGGTTCTTCGCCTTCCTCGAGAGGACCATCACCCGGCGGAAACAGTACGGAGCCGGGACCAGTCCAGCGTTCGAAGGATTCGCTGCAGCCTCAAGTTCTGCGACGCAACAACGGATCATGAAGTCGAGATCGTGGCGACCGTGGTAGGCGCTCTCGTAGACCGGCCTGCCGTCGACGGTGGCAGTCTTCATGGTACTCACGGGTTGCAGGAGAACGCTTCGGTGTCCTGGACTGGCGGCGCGGCGGTGCCGCGATTGTTCCGGTAGATCTTCTCGACGCCGGTAGTGGTATCGGTGACTGTCATGTCGAACCCGACGTTGGTCGTGGCCGCATAGAAGACCCAGAACTTCTGGTTGAGCGCGCAGGCGTCGAGGACTTTCACGAGCATCTCAAGGTTGTCCGAGTTGAAGAACCAGAAGAGGCCCGAGAAATCGACGCCCGGAATCGTGCGTGCCTGACCGACGCCCGAGTCGGTGTTGGTCTCCCATGCGATCTCGACCTTGAATCGTCCATTGACGAGGCAGAGTGTGCTCGCGTTCGGGACGCATTGCTGAGACTGCGTATCCTCAAAGAGTGACCGAATCCCAAGGGTCCGATAGCTCGGGAAGGCACCGATCTCTCCCAGCGCTCGATCTGGAGTCGATGCTGCCGTTTCGACTCGGCCGCCATATCCGGGCTGGAAAGTTGGACCGTTCTCGTCAGCGGCTATTTGAACCCGACCGGTCTCGGTTGGGGCCCAAACAGGCCCGACAAAGACCCTCCCGGCTGGGCGAATCCCAAGCGATGAAACGTCATATTGGCGCCATGACGGACGCGGCGGAAACGGCGCGTCATTCACGTTTCTGAGCCTTGCCAAGAGTGTGCCCGGACCACCACCCGGGCCATTCGAATCCCAGATGTTGATGTCAAAAGAAAAGTCATCCGCGGGTCCAACTCCGGACAGGAAGTGGTTCCATGCGATGCAGATCTTGGTCAACAGGCTGCCCGGATCCGGTGAATCGATTGCCATCACGTAGGTCCGGAATGGTGGAGGCTCTGGAAACGTGAACCCCCATTCGTAGTAGGCGGCCTCAAACGTCCCGTCGTCGTAACGGACGCTTCCTGGCCCGCTACACGCCTCGATAGTTTGGCCAAACGCTGACGACAGCCCGAACGACCCCAAGGCCACAACGAAAAAGACTGGGAGAAAGCGCTTCATGCGGGGCTCCTTTGGCAATGGCTGAAGCCAATCGTACCCCGTGAAGATTTCCGATACGGAACATGAGCGGCATCCATTGTTGACGCCACGGAAAAGTTGCGCTAGGATTAGTTCCGTAACGGAACACCAGCAGTCAAAACAGGAGCCCAGACGATGCCGACGACCACGCCGAACACCGACCTCGAAGCCCTCCGGGAAGACATCACCCGCGAAGCTCTCGCCGCCGCCGGTCTCGACCACGGGGCGCATCCCCAGCTCGTCGCCGCCGCGCTGATCACCCTCTCGGGCAACCTCGCCTGCGACGCGGCCGGCCCGCTCGGCAACGAGTCGATGTGGCGGCGCTCGGACCTCGCCCGCGAGATGGCCGACGAGCTGCTCGCGAAGGTCAAGGCCGACCTCGAGATCGACGCGAACGAAGCGGCTCGACGTACCGCAGTCGAGATCGTCAACGCCAACGCGACGGTGAGCCTCTGGCAGCAGACGACGTTCATGTTCCGCCTGGTCGCAGGCCTGCGGTTCTTCATCGTCGGCTACCGCAAGGGCTACCTGAGTGCGGACGGCGAGCGGATGAACCCCGCGATCGTCGAGGTCTGCGGCGGACGCGGCGATCTGTCGACCACGTTCCGCAGCGACGGTTCGTGCGCGATCGCCGGCAGTGCGATCGAGAGCCGTGACGAGATGGACACCCGCCGCGCCGTCGCGATGCTCGCCTTCGAGTGCGTCGCGAACGGGGTCGAGGCCGCGATGGAGTCGCATGGCCTGGCGAAGATCCATCCCGCCGGTCAGCTCCACGGATTCTGGTACTCGGCCGCCCCGATCACCGCCACCTTCCAGGCCTCGGAGGCTGCGTGATGTCCGCCGATACCTCGCTGTCGCGAGACGTCGCTGTCGTCGTTTGGCTGGCCGTGATGCTCGTGCTCGGGTTCGCTGCCGTCAAGGCTGAATCCCACCGCCGCACAGCCGCTGACGGCTTGCCAGCCACCACCGTAACCCAACTCGTCGGGCCTCCCGTTGAGGACAGCTACATCTGCTCGTTCGCTGGCGCCCTCGCACAAGGTGAAGCCGTCGTCATTCGCTGGAACTGCGAGGCGACTCGATGAGCACTCGCACCGTCCACGTCTGCGATCGCTGCGGCGCCGAGTCCGACGTCGAGCTTCGGCGCCTGGTGCTCACCGTCCACGGCCGCGGCTCCGAACCGGCTCGCGACATGTGCCAGCCGTGCCTGGATCAGCTCGCCTTCTTCCTCAGCCACCCGAACCAGCTCGTGATCAAGACCCCGGTCGAGCCGCCTTCGCTCGTCTCGATCGGATCCCGCCGGTCTGCTCAGCGACTTCATAGCTGAGACCACCACTGAGAGCCCCACCGTGATGCCCACCTCATCGCTCGCACACAGCGTAAAGACCCAAGACCCCGCCTCGGCTGTCTCCCCGGCAGCCGAGCGGCCCGCCTTCGGGAATCCGCGCATCGGGCGCCTTTTCGCGGCATCCCAGGCAATCGCCGAGGCATGCCCTGCTACGACTCCGGAAGACGCGCTGATCGCGGTCAAGGTCAGGGCGCTCATGACCGGATACGAGCTTCGGTGGGGAAAGGAGCCGTGGCGCACCCTGGCGGTGGAGCAGTTGGCCCACGTGCAGCTCGTGAACCCCGAAACCGGCAAGCCGAGCAGGACGTTTTCGTCCGCCGGCAAGCTCGACGCGATCGTCGTGCACAGCGAAACCGGACGGAAGATGCTGGTTGAGCACAAATCGACTGGCGACTCGATCGAGGCTGCGGACGCGCCCTACTGGCAGCAGGCGCAGCTCTCCTCGCAGGTGTCGAAGTACCTGCTCCTGGCCTGGCAGCTCGGCTGCAAGCTCGACGGCTGCGTCTACGACGTGATCCGCAAGCCCTCGATCAAGCCGCGGAAGCTGAGCAAGAAGGAAGGGCTCGAGATCGTCGGGTCAGGCCGGTACTTCGGCGCGGTCGTCTCGGCTCAGACCTTCGATCGAGTCTTGCGCGGGACCCAGCTCGTCGAGTGTCCCGAGCTGTACGGCTACCGCCTCTCGGCCGACATTCGGGAGAACCTCGGCTCCTACTTCCAGCGTCGCGAAGTGCCGCGGCCGGATCACGACCTCGTCGAGTACGCCCGCGAGCTGTGGGACGCGGCGACCGAGATGCGCGAGGCGCGGCACCATGGCCGCCACCTGCGCAATCCCGACGCGTGCATGAAGTACGGCCGGCCCTGCGCCTACCTCGGGATCTGCTCGGGGTACGACACGCCGGACAGCGATAAGTGGCAGAAGCGCGCGGACGTGCATCCCGAGCTCGAAGGCCTGTCGAGCGCGAGCGGTGGCCGCGACGTGCTGACGAACAGCCGGCTCAAGACGTGGTTGACCTGCCGCCGCCAGCACTTCTACCGCTACGAGCTGGGCATCCAGCGCCGCGACGACCGCGACGAGAACCTGTTCTTCGGACACGTGATGCACAAGGCCCTCGAAGCCTGGTACGCGCACGAGTCCCTTGCCATCTCTCAGCAGCACCAAGACGAAGCCGCCTGACCTGAACCACAACGGAGGAACAAGACGATGAATCTGAACCCAAACCGCCGCGGCCCAAGCGCTGTCTCGATGGACTTCCTCGCCTCGATTCGATCGACCGGCTCCGGCCTGCCGAGCCGGGTCATCGTGCATGGCACAGAGGGAGTGGGCAAGACCAGTCTCGCCGCGAACGCGCCGGGAGTGGTTTTCTTGCAGAGCCGCGGAGAGACCGGGCTCGAGACACTGATCGACGCCGGTCGGTTGAGCGACACACCGCACTTTCCCGAAGCCAAGACCTGGCTCGATGCCAAGGGCATGCTCGAGGCGCTCCTCAACAATGAACACAGTTTCAGAACGCTCGCGATCGACACCCTGAACGGGCTGGAGAAGCTCTGCATCGAGCACACCCGGCGGGTCTTCTTCGAAGACGACCACGAGAAGTTCATGAGCTACGGCAAGGGCCAAGCCGTGGCGGCAAACGAGTGGCGCGAACTCATCACCCTACTCGACGAGATTCGGTCGCGTCGTCGCATGGCGATCATCGGTTTGACCCACACCAAGATTCGGACGTTCAACAACCCGGAAGGCTCGGACTACGACCGGTTCGAGGCCGACATGAGCAAGGAAATCTGGGGTCTGACTCTCCGCTGGTCGGACATGTGCCTGTTCGCCAACTACGTGACAGCCGTCAGCAAGGAACCGGGCGCCAACAAGGTCAAGGGTAAGGGGGGCCGCGATCGAGTCCTCTACACCGAGCGCCATGCCGCATACGACGCGAAGAACCGCGTGGGTCTTCCTGCCACCGTTCCGATGGGTTCGAGCGGGGCGGAGGCCTGGGCCAACCTCTCGGGTGCCATCAAGTCCGCTCGGGCTGCCAACCGTCCCGCCGAAGGGCCGAAGGAGGAGACGACCGACACCGAGACCGCAGCTTGATCTGACACCAGCAGACCGACACACGACACGAAACACAGGAAGGAAATGAAACGATGCGACCCCAACTTTCCGCCGGATACTACTCCGCCGAAGTCGAAGAACTCGGATTCCGCGAGTCGCAGAGCGGCAAGGACATGATCACTCTCAAGGTCCGGATCCTTGGCGAGCTTGCCGACCCGTGGGGTTCCGCTGCGGACTTCTACGCGACGGACCAGACCCCGACCCGGTTCATCAACCTGGTCGTCAACGACGATCGCAGCCTCGACTTCATCCTCAAGAAGCTCCGCTACGCCGGCTGGAACGGCACGGACTTCGCCACTCTCGAGCCCGACATGATCGGCGCGTACGTCAAGGTCCAGTGCAAGCACACCCCCAACCGAGATACCGGTGAGGCGCGGGAGGACTGGGACCTGATGCTCCCGCCTCGCTCCAACGTTCCTCTCGACGCCGACGGCGACAAGGCTCGCCGGCTGAACGCTCTGTTCGATCGCCGCCTGACCGATCCCGCGTTCAACCTCGCGCCGCAGGGCGACCAGGCCCCGGCCCCGTCTCGCGGCCCCCAGGGCGGCGGTGGCGGATCGGCTCCTCCGCACGATGACGGGGACATTCCGTTCTAGCTATGAGTTTGGGCCGTCCTGGAGTTTCCGTCTTCTAGCGACACGAGGCAATTCCGCTCCCGTTCGAAACCTGGAACGGCCCAACAACCTCGACACCGGCGCGGCGAGCAGAACGGACGATCGCCGCGCATCGAGTGCCGAAACCGCTCTCGGAGAAGTCGATCGAGGCGGTTCGCGACCGGGTGGCTCCCGCCGCGCTGATGAGGCAAGCCAAACCACCACGGAGGAACCATGCAGAACGTGAACGACGTGAGCCTCGACGAGCTGGCTGGAGGAGCGCTTCGAGAGCGCTTCTGCCAGGCGCTCCAAGAGATCCTCACCAACATCGACGACCCGAACACCGACCACAAGCCTCGGAAGATCCAGGTGGTAGTCGTGCTCGAGCCCAGCAAGGACCGGACGCAGATCGGCGTCGGGTTCACGGTCGACACCAAGCCTCGCCACCGGGAGGAGGTCCAGACCGTCCTGTTCGTCGAGCGCCGCGGTCCCGACTCGTTCCGGGTCGGTGAGTACAACCCCAAGCAGATGCGCCTCGACGACGAGCCGCGTCTGGAAGCCACGAAGCCGGTCTCGATCACCGACCGGAAAGGAGCCTGATCGTGCTCAAGGAAGCGCTCGAGTACATCCGCAAGACCGCCCACGCCGAGGAGATCGTCGACGTGACAAGCGACGGCCTGTTCACCCAGACCGTCTACCTTCCCCCGGCAGAGCCGACCGCCAAGCCGATCGAGGTCAAGACGCTGACCTCGTTGGTCGACTACCTCCAGGCCAATCGCGACGGCCTCGAACTGGGCAAGGTCGCCGTCCTCGTCGAGAGCCCGACCTCGGTTCGCGTGATCGGGCCGCTCGTCGGCCGCCACCGCCAGCGCGAGTGCGTGCTCACCGCGTCGGCAGAAATCCCCACCGTTGTGCTCGATCGGTATGTCGAGCGCGAGGACATGCAGATCATGCTCATGTCCCGGTTCGTTCCGAGCACGGGCCCGGATCCCGACGGAAACGATCAGCACGACGCGGTCAAGCTGGTCTCGACCGTGACCTCGGGCACGACGCGCACAGTCGGCGACGATGGCGTCCAGCAGGAGGTCTCGGTCCAGCGCGGAGCCGCGACCAAGGCGCGTGACCTGGTAAAGCGCGTGTACTACCTCGCGCCCTACCGCACCTTCGCCGAGATCGAGCAGCCGCTCTCGCCCTTCGTGCTCCGGATCCGCGGCGACGAGGAGGAGATCCAAGTCGCGCTGTTCGAGGCCGACGGCGGCGCCTGGAAGATCCAGGCCCGCGATCGCGTCGCCACGTGGCTGCGCGAACAGATCAAGAGCCTCGAGCTTCCGGTCGAGGTCTTCGCCTGATGTCTCTCCGCACCCACCAAGGCCGGACCGAGTCGGTGAGCGCTGACGCTCTCGGTGGTGGCGTGCGTCACAGCAACCACAGCGCACAGGAGGCCCAGTCCGTCCCAACACATCGAGTCGGAGGCTCGCTCTACACCGAGACCTTCGGCGGTCCAGTCGCTTCCGGCCTGCGCCTGGGTTTCGATCCGTTCCGATCCGTTCCATCGGCGGGATCGTGGTGAGTCCATGTCTGCGCTCACGCGATCGTGCGCTCACTGCGGCGCGCCAATCACAGAAGGCCGGCCGGAACGCCTGTACTGCTCCGATCGCTGCCGCCTCGCGGCGTGGAAGGAGCGGCGCGGTGGAGTCTCGCGAGGACCGACTCCTCGATGGCTCCGCGCCGTTGCTTCGACCCTGCGAACCACGCCCGGCTATGCCGATGTTGCCCAACACCTGGAGACTCGCATGACTCAGCTCGGAATCCCCTACGACCCCGTCACCGGATCGCACCTTTCCCGTCGCGTCGATCCCGAGACCTCGCACGCAGCCGCGGTCGACGTTGTCGCCACCGGCCAGCTCCAAGGCGAGCTCGAACGCATCGCCGCCGGCCTGTCGCGCCGTCCCGGCCTGACCAGCCGCGAGCTCGCCGCCGCGATCAACGAGGACCGCTACATGGTCGCCAAGCGGATGAGTGTGCTCGAGGCGCGCGGCGTGGCGAAGCGCGGCGACATCCGCGAGTGCTCGGAGAGCGGCAAGAAGGCGATCACCTGGTGGCCGGTGGCTGGAGGTGTCCAGTGAAGGTCTACAGGGTTCGCTTCGACGCCCAAGATTGGATCGTCGAGGCTCGCTCGTTCGGACACGCCATCGAGCTTTGGAAGGCCTTCGGAAAAGCGCACTGGGGCGACGAGTGGGATGGCACCGAAGAACCGGAGTCGGCTGAACTCCTCCACGATGGAGAAGTCATCCAGGAGGAGCCGACAGGACTGATCGTCGACGCGGCGTACACCTACGCCGTCGTCATCAAGCACCCAGGTAGGGATTGGGAAAGCGACGTGCGCGTGGACCTCATCCACTCGCCGCACGAGCTGTCTCCCGCCAAGGTGCGCGAGTGGGTCCAGGCCAAGATGCTCGGCCCCTTCCAGGTGCTGTACGTCACCCAGAAGGTCAATCTCAACCGCTCTGAGGCTCCCGTCGCTGAGCTGGCGATCGACGATGACGACGACGGAGGTGTCTGGTGAACGAGAAGCCAGAGATCGAAGACCTGCCGGTTCCGGTGCGCTTTGAAGCCCTGACTGAGGCCAACATTGCGACCATCCAGCGATCGTTCACCGGTATTCAGGCCGTCGTGCTTGGGGTCGACCGGATCGACAGAAAAGCAGGCGCCGGTGTGTTCGAGGACGGGTCGAAGTGCATCTGGAGCCGTGACGGCCGCAGGATCCGGATCAAGGTCGCTCACGGGCAGCTGATTGCTTCGGCCAGCAAGAACCCTGACCCGCTCTCGAAGCCAGAGAATCGAGGTGCCCTGTGAACTGGAGCGAACAGCAGCTCGCGATCTTCGCGTGGTTCTCTCAGCCTGCCTCGCAGGATCCAGCGGTGGCAGCGAATCTCGTCGTCCGGGCCCGCGCGGGCCCCGGCAAGACGTCGACGATCGTCGAGGGAATTCGGCACGCACCGCGGGGCGAGAAGATCCTCCTCGCCGCCTTCAACAAGCGAATCGCCGAGGAGCTCCAGGAGCGCCTCGACCATCCGGACGCGATCGCGCAGACTCTTCACTCGGTCGGGTATCGGATCGTCCGCAACTTCTGGAACGTCTCCCTCGAGCGTCAGCGTGGGGAGCGTTCCCGAGACCTCTCGCTCCGAGCTGCCGGAGAGGACACTCCCGACACGATCTTGCGCCTGATCTCGAAGCTTCACTCGCTGGCGCGCGAGGTCCATCCGCTCGTCACCAACCCGGCCGACCTCGTCCCGCTCGCCTGGGAGTACGAGTGTGTCCCCGACGAGGAGTGGAAGGACTACGGCTGGACAGTCGAAGCGGTAGCGGCTGCCGCCTTCCGTGCGGTCGAACTCGCCAAGCAGCGCCCAGCAACCGGGATCGACTACTCGGACATGCTGTTCCTCCCAGTCGCCAACAACTGGGTTCGCCCGCAATACGACCTGGTGGTGATCGACGAGGCGCAGGACATGAACGCTGCGCAGATCGAGATCGCCAAGCGCATCGCCCGCCGGCGCATCTGTGTCGTGGGCGACGACCGGCAGGCCATCTACGGCTTCCGGGGCGCCGACTCCGGCAGCCTGGACCGACTCAAGGAAGAGCTGAACGCGATCGAGCTGGGCCTCACGACCACCTACCGGTGCGGCCGGTCGATCGTCGAGATGGCGAAGGCGATCGTGCCGGACTACTCGGCCGCGGAGCAGGCTCATGACGGCAACGTGACGCACCTGCCCGAGCACCGCCTTCTCGATTCGATCAAGGTGGGCGACGCGGTCCTCTCTCGCGTCAACTCGCCGCTGATCGCGTACTGCCTCAAGGCGCTCAAGCGTGGCATCCCGGCGCGAGTCGAGGGCCGCGACATCGCCGCACAGCTGCGCGAGCTCATCCGGACGCTGTCGACCGGCAAGGCGCGCCACAGCGTCCCAGCGTTCCTCGAGCGCCTCGTGCGCTGGGAGGAGCGTGAGATCGCACGCGCCTCGAAGCTCTCTGGGAGCGTCGAGTGGATCGCGAGCAAGATCGACCAGATCCAGGACCGGGCGAGCGCTCTGCGGGCGGTCGCTGACGGTGCGTCGAGTGTCCGCGAGCTCGAAGTCCGAGTCGAGGAGATCTTCTCGAACATCGCCGAGGGGAGAGCAGTGGTGTTCTCCTCGGTCCACAAGGCAAAGGGTCTCGAGTGGGATCGAGTCTTCGTGCTCTCCGACACTTTCCGCGAGGGGAGGCGGGAGGAGCGCAACATCCGCTACGTCGCGATCACGCGAGCGCGCAACGAGCTGGTGTGGGTGGGCGGAGCGGCCGGCTCGGAAGAGGTGAAGGACGGCGAGGTGGCGGCATGAAGCTCGCGGAATACGTGCTCTGGCTCGTCGCCGAGGAGTGCGCCGAGGTGGCCCAGCGATGCTCGAAGGCCGCTCGCTTCGGCCCGGATGAGGTGATGGCGGGTCAGAGCCTCGACAACGTTCAGCGACTCTCCGAAGAGGTGTGGGACCTCCTCGCCGTACTCGACATCGCGGGCGACCTCGGCTTGGTCCGCCTCGGCTCCGAGCAAGAGAAGCTCGACCGCCTGCAAGCGAAGCGGATGAAGGTCGCACGGTACATGGGCTACTCGCTCGAGCTCGGAACCCTCGACCAGCTGCCGGGGGAGGTGCAGTCGTGAAGACCCTGCTACCCCTAGCCCGAGCGAAGGAGATCGCGGTCGGGATCGTCGAGTCTCTGCGGCCGTACTGCGAGCGGATCGAGGTCGCCGGATCCATCCGCCGGAGCCGTCAGGCCATCGGAGACATCGAGATCGTGGCGATTCCCAGGTGGGAGGAGCGGCCCTCTCCCGGACCCATCTCGCTCTTCGGACCCCCGTCCGTCGATCGCGTGAACCTCCTCGCCGAGGCTGCTCGGTCGCATCGATCCTTGCGACCTGGTGACCTCGCCGGCGGTCGGCAACGCGAGATCCGCGACGACGGCCGCTACTGGCAGCTGATCCACAACGTCCAGCACGTCCAGGTCGACCTGTTCGTCACAACGCCGGAGCGGTGGGGTCTGATCCTGTTCTATCGAACCGGCCCGGCTGACTTCGGTCGCGGGGCGCTCGCGCGGTGGAAGCGGATCACGCAGGGCGGCTACTCGCACGAGGGAGTCCTTCACGACTCGCGCGGGCGTGCCGTACCGACGCCGGAGGAGGCCGACGTTTTCCGCGTGCTCGGCCTGGACTGGATCGATCCGGCGGACCGGTTCGTGATCCCTGGAGCTATGGGGGTGGCGTCTTGAGCGCGGAGAGATTCTTCAAGGACGAGGTGTTCCTAGCTGACCAAATCACCTGTCCCTACTGCGGCTATGAGCACCGGGACTCGTGGGAGTGGGCTGGGGGTGGCGAGGCCACGGAGGAGACGGAATGCAGCGAGTGCGAGCGGGAGTTCCTCTGCTCGCGCGTGGTCAGCGTGAGCTACACGACCAGGAAGCTGGAGGCGGACCATGCGTGACCCCAAGCTGCACATCCTCCAGCATGCGCTGGGGCTCGATGAGTATGGCCGGGGGCGCGAGTACCGCAACCGCTTCGTGACGGGGCCTCGCACGGTGAGCTTTCCGCTGTGCGAGGAGCTGGTAGCCGCGGGCTTGATGGACGTCGCGGTGGCGCAGGAATGGGTTGGTGGTGACAACGTCTACTGGGTCACAGATGCCGGGCGGCAGTTCGTTCGCGATCACAGCCCGAAGCCGCCGAAGCTCACGCGGTCGCAGGAGCGCTACCAGCGGTTCCTGGTTGCCGACACGGGTATGACCTTCGGCGAGTGGATCGCCTATGAGTCGGGGAGGTGCACGTGATCGTCAAGGCACTGTCTTTGTGGGAGCCCTGGGCCTCGCTGATGCGAGCCGGGCTCAAGCGGATCGAGACGCGCTGCTGGTACACCGGCTATCGCGGTCCGCTGCTGATCTGCGCTTCGAAGCGGTGGACGCGAGAGGAGCGAACGGCAACTGAGGACATCGCCATCGACCTGGAGGAGAACTTCGGCATCGCGTGGGATCGGGTGGTTCGTCCTGGGCTCGCTGTCGCTCTCGTGCGCCTGACCGGCTGCGTCAGGACCGATCGGCTGCTCGGTCTTTCGCTCGTCGCCGGCGCCGAGAGGATGCTCGGCGACTACTCGCTCGGCCGCTTCTGCTGGTGCACAGAGCCGATCTGCCTCGACTTCGAGCCGTTCGCGGTCCGCGGCGCTCAGGGCCTGTTCGAGGTCGAGGTGCCGCCCGAGCTGGCCGCCGCGGGTTCGGAGGTGGCGTCGTGAGCCTCTCCAAGTCGATCGAGCTCGCAGCAATGCTGGTCGAGCGCCGGGACCAGGTCCGATCGCTTCTCGGCGAGCGATACGCGGAGCGCGTCTCGGAGGCCGAGACTCACCTCCGAATCGCCATGGCGAGGGAGGGATGGCGCGCCGTCAAAGCGGCGAACGAGATCACCCGCTTCCTCGCCGCCGAAGGTGGCGTCGATTCGGTCTCGCTGAATCTGTACTTCGCAGCTGCGGTGGAGATCACGGAGAAAGACCCGCGGCGAGCCGGGAGCGAGGTGGGGAATGGCTGATCCGACCGTGCTCGCGATGAGGCAAGACACACCCGAGTATCGGCGGTATGCGGCAGCGTGCGCGAAGAGCACTTCGGCAAACCGTCGCCTCGATGCCGCAAGAACCGCTGCGACTATCGCTGATGCTGAGTACCTGAAGGCGCGAATGGTCTGGCTGGCCTCTATCCCGCCGGGCTGCGGTGTTGAGGCTGCTCGGAGCCTGCACTGGCGAAGCTTCGTTCTGTCCCCCTCTGGCGATCTCGAGATCGTTCCGCTACTGGCGGTCGGTGACATTTCGACAGAAGAGATCGCCCTGGAGCTGGCCCAGCTGGCTCGCCTGGTCGGTAGGCGTGTGGGAATGGAGGTCTCCCGGCATTGGATGGAGGCGATGCCTCTGGATGACTCAGAGGCCGCAGCGCGCGATGCCGTCAAGCGCTGGAGGGGTCTCTGCAATGGCTGAGCGCGGGATTATCGTCGACCTCTTCGCCGGCGGGGGTGGAGCGTCGGTGGGTATCGAGGCTCATCACATCGAGCGTTTCTGCGGCCTGATAGTAGTCTCACCCACCGGCGATGACTGCTGGACTTGGCAGGGATACCGAACGAAGCGCCCCAATGGTTCCCTGTCGTATGGGATCTTCTGCATCGGGAAGCGGCGCTACCTGGCCCACCGATTCGCTTTCACTGCCGTCAACGGCCCGATCCCTTACGGTCTGGTTGTTCGGCACCGTTGCGACAACGTCGCTTGCGTCCGCCCCGACCATCTCGTTGTGGGAACGCAGGCCGACAACCTCGCAGACATGCGAGACCGCGGCCGTGCACACTTCAACCGGTTCGAAGTTGGTGACCGGCATCCAAACGCCAAGCTGAATGCTCTCCGGGTAGTCGAGATCCGTCGTCGTCGATCCGAAGGGCAGTCGCTCGCCAAGATCGCCGCCGCATTCGGAATGAATCCGAGCACCGTGCACGACATCGTCCGTCGGCGCACATGGACCCACGTTCCCGACCTCGAGATGGAGGCTTCGGCATGAAGCCGGGAGGACCCATGAAGACACTCAGCAAGATCGGACCCGTGGCCGTCGAGATCGCGCGCGAGATCGACGAGGCCGAGGAGCGCCTCAAGCGCGAGATCACCCTCGCCCTCGAGTCGGGAGACAAGGCTCGGGCTCTGTACCTGATGCGGCGGTGGAAGTCGGCGCCGGCGGTCGAGGTGCTCGCGGAGCAGCAGCCGGAGCGTGCTGCGTGAGCATTCGTCGTCGCCTAGATCAACTAAAGCGGACGATTGCCAATTTGCAACGAGGCCTGGAAGAGGCAGCGACCCGCGAGAGGTTCGACCAGGAGCTCACCGTTCATGGGCTGAGGGCCAGGTGTCGATCTGCTTGTCAGACGCTTGTAGCGGCAGTGGGTGCCGAGGGCCCCTGTAACGTCGACGATGCTGCGAGACGGGCAGTCGCGCGAATCGACAACCTTGAGTCCAAACTCTTGCGCATCCGCGGGATTGTGGAAGAGCCTGCGCTCACGCACCTGATTGCGGACTCGGTGGACCACGAGCACGCCACCGACAACTTGGCGAGAGCGGTTCTTGCGGTGTTGGAGGGGAAGACTACCATCTGTGTTCGGGATTGGACCGAAGCCCCGGGCGGTCGATACCGCAAACAAGGGCCGTTCAGCGGCGAAGCGTTCCGCGAGGAAGTCTTGCTGCCAGCACTCAAGAATGGGCCGGTTGAGGTCGATCTCGGGTGGGTAGCTGGCTACGGCACCGGATGGCTTGAGGAGGTGTTTGGCGGTGCTGTTCGTGCTGATCTCGGCAACGCGGACAGGATCTCAGTCGAGTCGTCTGACCCAGACGACGACTACTTCGTGAGGCTGGGAATCAAGTTCATGGGTGCCGAGCGCCTGCGGGCGCAGGGAGGTGGGAAGTGACCGCGCTCGAACAGGCCACGCACATCGAGGTAGATGCCAGGGTACGTTACTGGGAAGACGCCACCGTGGACGGCCGCGAAGACACTGACGGCAGCCTTATCCCGTTTCGTGTTTCCGACTCGTGGTGCCCAAAGATCCGACTCGCCGATGGGCTAGTAGAGGGTTGGCCCGTCGGAACCACGGCGGACGTGCACTACAAAGTCTGCGACGATGGGGATTACTGGCTGGCAAGCGAAGGCCGCAGGATCGCAAAGTGGGCTGGACACTACGTTCCCGACGAGTTCCTGTGCCATGGCGACGACGCGGAAGGCTTCGGCGACTACATCATCCTTAGAGTCAACGCAGCCGGGAGAGTCGAAGGCTGGCTTCCGCCACGGATCGAAGCCGACTCGTGGGTGTCGCTGGACGATACAGAGCCTAAACGGTAGGCGGACTGATGGGACTGTTCAACTACGTCGACGGCGTGCCCGAGATCCCGTGCCCGAGGTGCGGCCAGCCGATGCAGGACTGGCAGACCAAGGACTGCTACCCGGCAGAGCTGGAGCTGAACCACGTCCACTTCTCCGAGGTCGACAACTTCTACGCTGGCTGCCGCCGGGAAATCCGCGACCTGAACGCGCCCGTGGGGCACCTCTCGCGGCAGTGCGATGGCTGGGTCGAGTTCTCGCTTCCGCGCCGCCCTCCGCAGCCATTCGAGGCGTACGTAAGAGCACCTGACCGATGCGGGTGATCGCTCTCTTCCGCGTCTCGACGGAGGTCCAGTCCGCCGAAGGCTCCTCCCTCGACTCGCAGCAGCGGATCTACCGCGAGCTAGCCACCCGCAGCGGATGGACCACGATCGCTGAGTTCCGCGGCGTCGAGTCGGGGGCCCTCGCTGTCCAGGACCGCGCGGTGCTCCAGCAGGTCCTCGCCGCGGTGCGCGATCTCAGAGCCGACGCGATCTACGTGCACGAGCAGAGCCGGCTGACCCGCGGCGACGAACTCGAGGTGGCGCTCCTGCTGCGTGAGCTTCGAGAGCGGCAGATGCGGGTGATCGTCCAGGGTGCGATCCGAGACCTTGGCTCGATCGATGATCGCTTCATGCTCGGGATCCAGTCTCTGGTCGACCGTGCAGAGTACGAGCGCATCCGCGAGCGGACGACTCGAGGGCGTCGTGAGAAGGCGAAGCAAGGCAAGCGCGCGGGATCGATCAGCCCCTTCGGCTACCAGAATCCGCCCAAGGGACACCCGCAGCGCGGAACGCTCCAGATCGTGCCGGCCGAGGCCGCCGTGGTGCGGCGGATGTTCGCCTGGTCGGCCTCCGGGGTGTCGGCGAAGGAGATCGCCCGAAGGCTCAACACCGACGGCTCGCGGACGCGACGCGGCTCCCGATGGTGCAAGTCCTCCGTCGTCAGCATCCTCAAGAACCCCGCCTACCTGGGCGTCGCATTCAGCGGTGCGTGGAAGCAGGTTCCCGGCAAGCGCTACCACGCACCAGACATGTCGAGAGCGATCGTCGTACCCGATGCCCACGAAGCGATCGTCGATCGCGAGACCTGGGAGGCGTCTCAGCGAGCCCTGCGGGAGCGTGCGACCGGCGGCGGCCGGATCGGAATGCTCACCGGCATGCTCCGGATCGGTGGGCGGCTACCCACAATCGACGGTTCGAAGGGACGGAACTCCTACGCGCTGCCGGGCGGTCCCTGGGTCTCGGTGGCACTCGTCAACGCCGCAGTGTGGACTGAGTTTGTGCGCCTCGTCGAGGGCGAAATGCTCGACGAGATCGTCCGCGCGTCACAGGCTCCCGAGCAGCTCGGATCGGTCCAGGCCGAAGCCGACGCAGCGGCGGCCGAGATCGAGAAGCTGCGCCGCCGGCAGTCCGTGCTGATCGACCTACGCGCTGACGGCGAGATCTCGCCAGCAGAGTTCGCCGAGCGGGCCGAGGAGTACCGTGCCGCGATCGCCGCCGCCGAAGAACGCCACCGCGTCGCTCTCGTGCGCGTCGCCTCGCTCGACGGCACCGATCTGCGCCGGGCAGCCGCCGCCGTGCGAGCCGTGGTCGGGTCGCCGCATCGGCTCACCGACGCACAGAAGCGCCGGCTGATCGCTTCGGTCGTCGAGTGGGTCGACGTCGAGCTCGAGCGAGTTCCGCTGCAGCGGGATGAGCTCGGCCGCACGGTTCGCGGGTCGTCTCCGTGGGCAGTGACTGGGGTGACAATGACTCCGATAGCTCGGCCTGCGTCCGACCAGCTACCAGGCTAGGCGGTTGCCCGCCTACCACCAGGACCAGAAACTGGTTTCTCGCGGTCCTTGTACTTTGAGAGGAGCTCGAACACCCGTCGCTCGTGCGACCTCGGCGAGAGAACCTGCAGGAACCTCCTCACATCGGTGAGGAATGGTTCTGAGAACCTTGCCGCGCCTGTCTCCGGTTCGGTCTTGAGTGGCTCAGTTGCTGCCATGGCGTCTTCCTTCGTTGGTCTTCATGCTACAGAATCAGAATCTATACGTCGTCGTGCTCAGCGCGCAACTTCCCAGTATACGCCGTCGACTTGAAATCTCGCGGTGCTCGGGTTTCCGCATGCGATCACACCGAGGTTCCTCGTTGTGGCCGCCTTGATCAAAGTCTCAAAGCCGGCGACCTGGGCAGGATCACCAGCTCTGGTGGCGACGTAGTCTCTCGGTATTCGAATCCATGTCGCGCCGACTTCCTCGGCCAGCTTGGCGCCGGCCTCGCTTGTAGTGGCGTCAAGACAGGGCTTCCAACCGAGTCGCGTGAGGTGAGATACCGCCCTCTTGAGTGCGTCTCTGGATGCCACAGGTCGCCGGGGGAGAACGTAGATGCTTCCGGGACGGCGTTCGGCCACCGTGCGAAGCAACTCGTCGACTACCTCCGATCTTCTCGCGTCGCGATCCACACCATCGAGGATGTGATTGCACAGCGTACCGTCCACGATGGCCGGTGTCTGCTGGCCGTTGGTCCTCCCCGAATCCTCAAGCAGCGCAAGTTGGCGTGAGAGGTACAGATCTCCAAGAAGATCGAAGCTCGGATGACCGCCGTGGGATAGGTAGTCGAGCTGATCCTTGGCCCATCGAGAACCTGACGCATGGGCGAGTCCAGACTTGTCCAACACGTCTACTCGGACCAGTGGAGCCTCCTCGAAGTCCTTGGCCCGTTTGCGCCCCGCCTGGATGGTTGGTGATTCGACTGAAAACCTCGCCTCCCGGTCGCTCAGACCAAACGTAGCCTGAGCGGCACCGATGCTGGCGTCGTCGAGTTCTTCAACATCGTCCCGGAGCGCTGCGATCAAGACCGACCGCTCTCCTCGGGCCAATCGCCACTCTGGTGGAAGTACCGATCGGTTCCGACGGATCAGTCGCGACAGCGCCTCAGTCGCGTGCCAGAAGGTCAAACGATCGAGACCGGTGAACCAAAGAGGCTTCGGGTGAATCGCGATGATCGGGAGGAGCCACCCGCCCGCGAAGGCCCAGCTGGCGTCGTCGTCGATAGCCCGGAGATTTGTGACCAGGACCGAACCGGCCATGAACTTCTTCTGGTCATCCTGCTGAAGCTGCTCCAAGTAGCTGTAGTCGCACGCTCGGCAGTCGGTCGCGGTGTCAAGCAGCTGGGGTTCTGGATACGGGTCTTTCCATGTGGCGGTTCGAGCGAGGGAGTATCCGGCAATACTTCCCCATGTGATCTTGATGCGATCCTTACCGCTGCTGAGTAGCGCGTGGAGGCTGCAGTCGAAAGCCTCTGCGGGGACGCTGTGCGCGACCGAGTGGCTCACAGCCCAACAGTTGAGAACGCCCTCGGTTCGGCTGGGGGCGTAGACCCAGATCACGACACCCCCATGATCTGGCTCGTGCATTGCGTCGAGAATGAGCCGAAGCTCGTCAACGAGTTGCCTAATAAACGCCTTCAGCTCATCGGATCCGCTGGCGCTGAATCGGTCAGCTCGATCGACAAGTTGAAACAGCTTAGGCAGGACTCGGATCGTCGCCGCCTCTCGGTTGTGCTCCCTCCGGCGGTGACGCCTGTAGGAAAGCCACCAAACGAAGATGATGCCCACGCCTACCCAACCGAGCCCGAGCAGGTTCGGCGAGACGAGAGCGAGAGCTAGGATGAGGCTCACGCCGACGAAAACAACATCTGCAAGGACCTTGAAGAGTCTGGTCCTGACCCTGGATCCTCTGCGTGACGCAATGCGAAGCCAGGCTGCCAAGTCCGAAAGTCGTGACCTCCCCGCTGAAACGGCTACGGCGAGGGCGATCAGCACCAGGCAAGCACCGGTGATCACGAGGATCACCCGGATCGTCTCTGAAAGACTCGAGAACCTGTGGCCACCGATGAGGGCGCCTCCAGCTGCCACTAGCCAGCCAGAAATCTTCAACTTCAGCTTGTTCATGCATCTTGAGGCTATCGCGTCTCGGTTGGGTTGGCGACCTCCAATTGGACTACGTTTCGTTGCGATTTGGCGCGGCTTCCGCCGGTCGTGCGGCGACCGCGTAGGAGCCCGAGCGACGCGGCGTTCCCGTCACCTTGCCAGCTCGGGGCAGGATCACCCTACCAGGTGGCAGGCGTACAATGGCCTCAATGAAACAGGTCTCCCTGTTGGACTCGATCGAACCGTGGGTTCTCGTCCAGATCGAATGCGTGCCCCTAGAGCCGACTGGAGTCAAGAGGTCCGACATCGATTCGTTCCTGAGAGACGTACGCAGTTATCGGACGGTCGTCGGAGCGCTTGAGAGCGACCTCGATCGGCTCCTGAGACGAGCGAGTGCGCTGGCGGATGGGCAGGCCAAGGACGACGAGATCGAGCAGGTTCAGCGATGGATTACTCGCGTTCTGCCGCGGTTGGATCACGTTCGGTTTCGGCCGCGGACGCTTGAGCACCGAGACTCTGGCGCTCGACTCGTAGACGCCCTCATGCGGGCCCAGGCTGCCTTGCGATCTGCGTCGGACTTTCTCAAGGCGCTGTAATCAAAGGGTCTTGGCGGGGTCGATATCTTCGCCAGGTCCAGAACACAACCCGAGGAGATTGTGGCCGCCGGCGGCGGCGATCTCGAGCGCTCGCCGCGCACCCTCCTGCCCGCGCACCTCGCCGAGGTCGGGTTGGCCGCTGCGCGGGATCGGGTCGGCCGGGGGTGGCGTCGCCTCGA